GTGCGGATCGGGTGGTCGCCACCGACCAGCAGGTCGTCGGAAGTACTGCCCTCGTTGGTAAAGCCCGGTTTGAAGTCGTAAGCCATGATGCAGCCCCCTTACTTGATGCCGAATTGCGCGGCGAGTTTAGTGGAACGAGCGATAGCCGCCTCGACGGTGTCCTCGCCAGCTTCGGTGTCAGCACCAACGGCCGGATTCTTGACGCCTGCCATCGCAGCAGCCAGCGGGTCGACCTTGGCCGGTGCCGGTGCAGCAGCCTTCGCCGACTTCGACAGCAGCGCTACCGAGGCCTCGACAGTGCTGTCGGTTTCGAAAGCCAGATGGTTAGCCAGGTCGGTGCGGCCGTCAGCCTCCTCGCTAGCGAGGATGCCCTTGATGCGAGCCCGCTCGGCGGTGATGCCGCTCGCGGTACCTTCCTGGCGAAAGGCTGCCGCCACGTCGGGGAACTTTTCAGCTACTTCGTTTTTGTCCATCACGATATCTCCAGAAGCATTGATTTCAGTAGCGCCGGCGGCGGCTAACTGGGTTTGTGCCGTGCCATAGGCCGGGCTCTGCAATTCGGCGATAAGGCCTTCAAACGAGCCAATGCGGTCGGCAAGACCGGCGGTTACTGCGGCCTGACCGACGAGCACGTCACCCTGACCGAAGTTCTGCATAACCGTGTCGGCGTCGACGCCGCGGTTAGCGGCGACCTTCGCGATGAACACGTCTGAAAGTGAATTGACCAGCACCTGCAAACGGCTCTGACCTTCCTCGGTCGAGGCGTCCATCCGCTTGTACGGCGACTGACTGCTGACGATTGTATAGTTTTTAACGCCGTTTTTCGCGTCTTTTTCTTTGGTATCGGTCACGTTCATGATCGTTCCGATGCTGCCGAGAAGCGCGGTGTCATTGATGACGATCTCGTCAGCGGCCGATGCGATCCAGTAAGCGGCCGATGCACCCATGCCGCCGACGTAGGCGACGATTGGTTTGGTGCCCCGAGCTGCTGCGATCATGTCAGCGAACTCGGACACGCCATTCGCCTCGCCCCCAGGGCTGTCGATGTTGAGGACAATCGAGGTGACGCTCGCGTCGTTGAGCGCTTTCTCGAAGTCCTGGGCCAGCATGTCATAACTGGTCGCGCCACTGATCTGCGAGAACATCGTCGCGTAGCGGATCAACGGACCCTGAACCGGCAGCACGGCAACACCGTCGCGCATTTCCACGTCGTACGAGTTGCGCAGCGGGCGGCCCAGTTCCTTTGCCACGGCCTCGGGGCTCAGGTTCTGCCGGTTGGCGATGTCCATGATGGTTTCCATCACCTCGGGCGTGCAGGCCCACGGCTGGCTCTTGATACGGGACAGAATGCGGATCACGGTTGATCCTCCTCGTTAGGTTCGTCAGTGGGTGCCGGTGCGGGCTGTTGGCCTGGCGCACCGCCCTGAGCTGGCGGGGCGTGAATGTCTTCCATCCCGAGAGACAGGGCGAGAGCGCGCTCGCGGGCACGCTGTTGCAGCACCTCCTCCCAGTCTTCGCCCTGCTCGGCGCATTCCTTCTCGAGCGTCGACGCGCCCATTTTCATGCGCAGATCCGAGGCCTGCGCTTCCTTGAGCGGGTCCAGCAGCCCACGGCCTGGGCCGATCCACTGGCACCGGCAGTACGCAGCGCGGTTATCGTAGAAGTCAGGGGCTTCGATCTCGCCCTTGCTGACAGCCTCTTCCATCCATAGCTCGAAGATCGGGTCGGCCCAGTGAGTCGAGATCCATTCGCGCTTGGACATGAAGTAGCGCCAAGCCTCCAGCAGAGCGGCCCGGGCGCTGCTGTAGTTGGTCTTGCTGAAATCTTTCATCAGCAGCTCGTACGGCATGTTGAGGCCGGCGCTTATGTAGCGCAGGACTGCCTCGACGAATGCGGAATAAGCGGTGTTCGGGCGGCCCGGGTTGAACGCGCTCATCTTGTCGCCAGGGAACAGCGGGATCACGCTGGCGCCTTCGAGCTTCACGTCGAAGCCGGCGGCGTTGCGCTCGTTCATGTACTTCTCTGGCGTGCCGAACAGTTCCGCGATGTCGCCGCCGCCCATTGGCGTCTCGATGAACGCGGCTATCAGCGCGTTCGCGACGGTGGCCTGCAGCTCGCTGCGCTGGTAGCGGTCAAGCATCTTGAACGCGCCCATCACCGACGCGAGGATCGCCTTGCCCCGGGTCTGCCCCGCGCGAAGCTTCTCGTACAGATGGATCACGCGGCGCCGACCGAACGGCGTGCGGGCCTCGACACGCTCGTAGGTGAAGTCACTGCCGAAGCCTAGCACGTCGCCAGGGTGAGACTTGCGGATGTGGTAGGCGATCGGTTCGCCGTACTCGTTCAACTCGATTCCGTCTCGCATAGTGGTGCTGATCAGCGATCCGGCTGGGCTTCCGAGGCGAGCAGGGTCGATTGCCTGGATGGCCGTTGCCCACTTCGCGCCAGGACGGTCAGGCAGCCACATCGCCAGACCCAGGCCCTCGCCAGACAGGAACGCGGCACGCATCTGCAATACGGTCATGCCGCCAAAGCTCAGTTGGCGGGCGGCGTCAAAGTCGGTGCTGTCGGCGAATGTCCGCCATTTTGCCTCAGTGGTGCGAGCCCACTCGGCGGCCCATTCCTTGGTCTGTCCCAGTGCGCGGTAATCAGGCTTTGATGCGAGGCGAAGACCAGTGCCTACGATGTTGTCGATCTGCGTGCGGATAGCGCCGGCCGCGATGCCGTTGTTCCGCTCGAGGTCGTAGGACCGGGCCGCGAGGGTTGTGTTCTCGCCGAGCAGCTCGGCATCAGCAGACTCAAGCGACGGCATCCAGTCGCGCAACTCGCGAGCCATGCGGGACGCAGCAAAATGCGCAGTGTCCTGCATTTGCAGCGGGTGACCGCGATGGTCCAGCAGTTGCACTTGTTCGCTCATCAGAAAATAAACCGAATTGGCCCGCGTGATTTGCCCCGGCCCTCGGCTACAGCGATCTCGTCTTTGAGTTCGTTGATGTAGCGACGAAGTTCGGAAATATTCGTCGCAGTATACGCGACGGATTTACCTGCGCCAAACGATACAGATTGCTCCTTGCTACCGGTCAGTAACTTGTGCAGAGCGATCTCAGCTTCTGCGAGCAGTAGTTTTTTCTGTAGCAGTTCTGCCGGAGTCATCAGTAATTATCGCTCGCTTTGATTACTGGCCGCCTCATGACGACCGGTTTTTCCTTCGCATCTGGTGACGCCACCTTCACGGCCTCTGCCAGTTCATCCCATCGAGCGCTGTCCCAGCGATCAATGCCCGCCAGGTAAGACATAGCCCGGGCGTAGACCCGGCAGTCGAGCGGTTCGTTGCGGTCGTAGACCTTTTCCCACTGGTACCGCCTGAATCCCTTCACAAGTCGAGGGACGATTTCTTCGGCAGTGATGCCCCGGAAGTATTCTTCGCCGTACTCAGGGAAATGACAATACCCGAAGGGAAGTATATCGCCACTTTCCTCGGTGGGTTTTTCTTGTTTCAGCCACCCGTAAATTTCGGTTTTTACTATGGACGTCCCGACAGGCCATTTTTTTACACTGCCGCCCTTGCGTTTCCCTCGGGTGTTGATCTGCATAGCCTTGGGCTGGCCGACGATCATGTTCTGCTGACCCATGCCGTCGACACCGTACACCCGGTTGGCCGCGTGCTTGCTGACCCACTCGTACACCACGCTGGTGTTGAACCCGGTGTCGACCGCCAGCATGCTGACCTGTAGCTGGCCGCCGTGCTCATGCTCGAACCACTCACCCAGCAACGCGTCGAGGCGGCTGTACGGGGAGTTCGCCCCGCTGAGTTGGGATGTGTCCCCAGGGAAAACCCGGTAATCCACCGACCACGATTCCATACGCGGGCCATAGGCAACGATCTCGACCTCGATGCGGTCTTTCTGCACGTCGGCGCCGGCGAACAGCACCAAGCCCCCGGCAGGCACGATGTTGCGGCGGTAATTCTCCCGGCGGTCGTACAGCCGTTTCCAGTCCGGTGCGTCGCCCTCGCCCTTGTACGTCTCGCCGAGAACCGTGTTGATGAACGTCTTACGTTCCTCGATGTTCTTGTGGCTGTCGATCCACTCGGCCGCGAGCTGCTCCCAGGTCGCGTTGGGGCTGTAGCTGTACGCCGCCCAAATGTGGAACGACGCGTGCCGTGGGTCTGCGTTCGGATTGGTGGGCACCCAGCCATAGCGCTTGTCGCCCGCCAGGTTGCGGCGGTCAGCCTCCTCGACCATCCAGCGCTGCCACCGGTATTCGATCTTGCGGACCTCGCCCGTCTCAGGGTCGAAGCAAGTCGGCGAGGTGCACAGGAAATGCGCCGTCTCTGGCCGGCCCTTCTCCCACTTGAGGTTCTCCCACTTGAGCACCTGGGGGTGCTGACAGTGCGGGCAAGGCACGTGATAGTACTGCTGGTCGCCCTTCTCGAAGCGGCGGTTGATCCTGCTGGTCGAGTCGAGGGTGGGCGTGCTGCCCGCCAGGATCTTGCGGTTCCAGAAAAAATCCGTCCGCTTGATGCCGAGCTTGAGCTGGTCACCCTCCTCGCCGGCGGTCGCTGCGTAGCCGTCCACCTCGTCGAAGCACACCACCCGCATCGACACCCGGCGGAACCCGCGAGGGCTGTCGGCGCCGACCATGCGCAACTGGCCGCCCGGGAACTGCTTGTGCAAGATCGTGTTGCCGCTGTCGCGCTTGCCCGACTCGTTCACCAGACCGGCGAGCGCTTCGGTGTCGCGCAGCATCGGCGCGATCTCGTCCTTGCTGTACCCCTCGGCGTCACCGATGGTCGGCTGCACGATCATGATCGGGCACGGGTCGTAGTGCATGAAGTACCCGACCGCGTGGTTCAGGATCTTCGTCCAGCCCACCCGGGCGGATTTCTTGCACGTGACCGACTCGATGTTCCGGTCGGTGATCGCGTCGAGGATGCCGCGCTGATACGGGATCGTTTTCCACCGCCCGACGTCGGCACTGCTCTCGGCCGACAGGATGGCGTACTCGTCCGCCCATTGCGACAGGGTCAGCCGCGGCGGGGGCGCCCATGACTTCTGGATTTCCTCGAACAACAGGTCAGCGTCCATTGGCGAGTTCCTGCATGGCTTCGTCGATCAGCTCCTCGAGCGCCTCGATGTCTCGCACGGTCAGCGTGGGGATTTTGCTTTTGGCCTTGGTCGGCACCCCGCGCAGTTTGGTTTGCGCGGTCTTGATCATGCCGAAGTACTTGAGCCTGATCTGCTCGGCGTTGACCAGCTTTCCGGACTTCTCCTCGAACAGCAACTTGGCGGTCTTCGCCTCGTACGCCGCCGTGATCGCCTTGCTCGTCGTGATGCTGGGCACCTGACCTTCGACGACGTCCGGCACGTCGATGGATTCGTCGGCGGCTGGCGGCTTCGGCGTCTCGCCCCTGGCCCTGGCATGGGCCGCTGCCCGGCTCTCGCTCATCACGCGTTTGTCGCGCACCTGATTGGGGTCAACGTTCTGGCCCCAGCACTTGGCGGCCTTCGTCGGATTGATGATCACCGGCACCAATCGCCCTGGGCCCGTCTTGAGTTTGCGCGTGCCCACGCAGTCGGCTGGAATTTTCCCCGTGGCAATCGCCTTGCGCACCGCCTCGCCGGTCTTGTCGACCATGCGACCGAACTCGCGCAGGCCCATGTGCTCGGCGTCGCTGTCCGCTGGTGGTGGTTGTCGTTTCAAGGATTACCCGAAGCCGTCAGAGAGTTGTCAACGGCGATTCTACTGAGTTGACAACTGCGAAGCAAAGGGCAGCGATGGTTTTTACTGCGAAGTCACTCGGAATTTATTGGGTGAACACTTGTTCACTGAAAGCAACGGGGAGTCATGACCGTGGTGGTGCCGGTCGCTTGTGGCTACCCGTTTGAAGGCCTGACCATAGATTTGCGACATGGTTCGAATTCCCCGTCCCCACTTTTACGCAAGAAGGACCCGTGAAACGGGGGGGGTCGCCCCACTTTTTATTCAAAACCACCCCCAAACTGCACACCTTTTCCCACTTCATCACTTTTTCGCCGTCGCAATGGCATGCGTCAGTGCAACGGTGAACTCTTTCTCGTAGTTCGCCTTGTGGATGTTCTCGGCGATCTTGAAGAACGGCACCCGCACGCGGTACTTGGGCGGACTGTCGGTGAACACGAACAGAGGCGCGGCGCCATCACCGAACGCTGACTTGCGGCGCTCCCAAATTCCTGTCATGCCGTCGATGGTTGCGACGAAGTACCGTGCAGCGTTGCCCTTGCGCTGTGATCGTCTGCTGTCGGTGGCGTTGGCGTCATAGCCTTGCTGCCCGAATGCCTTGAGGCCTGACAGGATCTTCACGTACAGGCCGCGAGGGACGTTGCCGTATGAGTCACGTGCCACGCTGCTGACGGGTATGGCGTGTTGTTCGTCACCCATGAGCCCACGTGCCACCAGCGCTCTCTCGAAGCGCTTTTGCTTTCCTGCACCGCCGTACACGGCTGGCTGCATGTACTTGCCTGCGGGTGTGCCCTTGCTGGCGTAATCCTTGAACCATACCCGGGCCTCGAGTTTGTCCTTGCGAGCCGCCTTGATGTACAGGCTGTTCAGCGTGAACGGTGTTGGCCTGTCCAGGCGGTCTTTCATGACCTTGATCTGTCCGGCCTTGATGCGTTTGGCGATAGCTGTGAGAGCGTTCGCTGTGGCGAAGGGGATTTGTTTGTCTGCCAGGTCACCGAGCGACTTGGCTATCGCTGCGGTGTTGGCTGATGCGGTTACGGTGAAATCGTCGCGTGCCATGGTGGTGCCCTCTGGTGATGGGCACATCGTAGGACGTTGAGGGGCTTAAGTCATGCTGCTACAGGCTGTAGTCGATGGTTGAGGTCGTAAGTGGCTGATTCTATTGGCTCTACTACATACTACATACAACTACAATAAAGGTATTAATTAATAAGGAAAGGGATTCACGTGTGCCTCACATGAATGCCTATGGGGATTCTCCGCCACCGTAGTTCGGTCAAAATTGTAGTCATCGTTGATTTGCAAGGATTTTTTCGTAATCGATTTGTAGCAGCTACAACACTCATGTAGCTATGCATCGGGTAATTTGCACGAAACGAATAATCACCACCGATAAAAAAGCCCCCGTTAGGAGGCTTGTGTATGGTGTGAATCAGCTCACTCGATGAACTCGAATTCCATCAGGACCGGATCTGCATGTGAATTTTTTGCCTAACTTTGATCGAACGGATGCCTGAACCCTGATGCTTGCCGCAAGGTCAGGATCGGTTATCAGGAATGAATCCCCGACTTCCATTTCCTTAAACGGGTACTTTTTCACCCCGCTTCCTGTCTTTTCGGTGCGATTGAATGGAACGTTTTTGTCGATGATTAGCATGGCCGGTACCGCCTTATTGGTTGAGCGATAATAGTATTGTTAGGCCATAATAATGAATAGTGCCGCCCGTCGCTTAGCATGATCGCCGCCCATAAAAAAGCCGCCTTAGTAGGGCGGCTGAGGTATCACAGGGAGCATTAACGTGTGGCACCAGCATACGCGAAAAACGTTTCAGGGGGAATTGGCCCCGGGCAGTTCGCGCGTGCCGACCGACGTCAGCGAGTCCAGTATCGGACCTGCCATTTTCCGTAAGTGTTCTTTTCTGGCCTGCACAACTCGTAATGCCCTGACATCTGCATGCCCTCTATGAATGCCTCGCACTCTGCAAGGGTGTCGTATTGCTTTGTGTTGGTCATGGCTTCACCCCCTGGTCCCCAGCCCTGTCGATGCGCTCGATCTCGGCCAGGATCAGGGCGCCGGCCTTTACCAGTGCCCGCCGCGGGTCTTCTGGCTTCCACCATGACCGATGGAACGGCCACATCGGCGGGATGACGCGCCCGAAGTCCCCGTCCCCTTGCGATAGCGGGTTCAGCTCATCGGCTGCGTACAGCGCGTAGGAACTAGCTGCCGCCGCAAGGGTGCCGCTGTCGTGCTCGTCATCGTGTTGCGGTGTCCAACCCTCGACACTGACCTGCCTGGCACGCTCGGCCAGCACGTCACGCGATGCAGCGGTCTGCTCGAGCAGGAACGGTTCCCCATCAGGGAAATATCCTTGGCCGATGTCGTGTTTTGGGCACTTGCAGCGGTTAGGGTCACCAAAGGTACCCATCGATACCGCATCGAGCCCGCTGATTTCGATCAGCCAGGTGGACTTATGCCCGTTCTGGCACTTCACGGGGATTCCGATTTTCATGATGTTACCCCCTGGGCCATGGATGACGGCCAGAATTGGGATTAATCCAAGGCCTAACTTCGCCGATCTGGCGAGGAAACATCGCGAACCCGAACATGTTAAACATCTTCATGGTGGCGATGCCGTCCCACTCCTCGCCATGCTCGATGTCGGACATGGCGCAGACGATTTCATAGCCTTCGTCGGTTTCCATCAGGGCGACGTCCTCGGTCATGAAACGCGGGATGAGGATGTCGAATATTTGTTTGATGCCCATGTCACACCTCTTTGTCGTTGATTGTTGCCGCCTCGATCTGCTTGCGCAGCCAGGCAGAGCCGCCCAAGGCGATGTACTTATCGTGCAGGTCCTGCGACACCCGTGACCGTATGGTGGCGTTCAGCGGGCACGCTGTGGGCCGCCCTGGCCGTTTTGGCGGCGGAGGTGATGAAGGTGAAGGCGGACGAACTGCGCCTTTTGGAATTGGCTGCGCTTGTTTTGCCGTCATGACTTCACCCCACATTCACAGCGAGTTGTGCAGGCCTGCGGATACAGGCATTTGTCGGCCTGCGCCTTGAGAAACGCCCGTTGCCGCTGGATCTGGCGAACGCACTTTCCGAAGCGCTTTGCCAATACGGCGTTGGTGAGTGTTCCGGACAGGATCAGCTTGTTTTGGTCCTCGGTGAATTTTAGGGACTCCATGGTTTCGGCGAGGAGGCTCATGGCGCCACCTTCTTGAGGTAGCCCAGGTCATAGAGGCCGTACAGCACGCCAAGACACTTGGGCCCCGATAGATCCTTCAGTTCTTCGGCCACCGCTTCAACCACACGCTTGCGCTCGTCCATTGCGATCTGCTCGGGCGGGCGTATGGGGTGGAAATATTCCAGCGAACCTATGCAAATTGGGCCGTCTCCTATCTGACCAACAGCTTGAGGCTCGTCATATTTCTGATGAGCTATGACTTTTACCTTGGTTCGATTGCCGGTTGGACCACTGCCGTACCAGCACACCGTCCCAATAGGCGGCAGGCCTTCGCCATTCCATGGCTCAGGCTTACGGTGAATTCTGAAGTGGCTTCCTTCGTCAAAGTAATCCCAGTAAGAGCCGTCAGGGCTTTCAAGGTTTTCATTGTGCCATCCGCTTAAATCGCCGCCCCGCTCTGGATGCAGGTCCTCAATCCACAGCGGGAAGCTTTCCGGCGCCTTGCTCCAATCAATGTTCATGGCATCAGCCCTCAGTGCCGAGTGATCGCGGTCATGCAGACCCGCACGGTGTTGGCGGCCAGCACGGCGTCCATTGCGGCTTGATCGTTGCGACCGGCGAACAGTTGCAGCAGAAGCCCCGGTGGCGTGCTGGCGACGCTCGGGAAGTGGGTGCGAGTCTCGTAACTGACGCCGAGGCCGTCTTGCTGATAGGCGAAACTCATCAGCGCCGGAATGCCACAGGCTTTGCACTCCTCGAGCAGTGCAGTGATCAGCGGGCGAACGCGCTCGTTGTACTGCGCCTCGTTGTTGTATTCCTGCGGACGGGATTGCGCCCACTGCTGCAGGTTGAACGGTTGTTTTTCGTTGGACATGGCTTTTGCCTCTTGGTGTTGGCCCGATCCTCGGGCGGTTAGATTCTTTCGAACTTGACTTCGCAGTACAGGCGTCCCTCGTCGCTGACGCAGAGGAACAGCTCGTAGAACCGTGCAAACTTGGTGGGCATCCACCAGACCAAGCCATCGCGTAGAACGGGCGTGATCATGGTTGGTTACCTCGTAGAGTGAGTTGATTAGGCGACGTGCTGCGCGTTGTTGAATGCGATCAGCCATGCGTTGAACTGGTAGAACGGCATCCATTGGCTGACCTCGATCACCTTCACGCGCTTTCCGCTTCGGTCGATGATTTGAAGTTGGAACCGAGCCTGCTTTACCGCGTAGCAGTACGAAAGACCGGTGAGTTTTTTCAGGTTGCTGATCAACTCAGCATTCAGGGACAGAGCGTTCTGACGCTGCTCTGCGGTGACTGCCTGGGCCTCGGCAACGATTTCGGCTTGAGTGTTGTTGATGGTGCAAGGCATGTCGTGTCGCTCCGTCGTTGTTCGTTTCGATGGGTGAATTATGTAGCCACATAATACCACTCACAACTACCGTTCGTCGGAAACGCAAAAGCCCGACATCTGCCGGGCTGCGGTATTGCGGTGCGGATCAGTCGCCCATGATGTCGCCGACTGCCAGTTCGGTGCATCTGTAGCTGACGGTACCGAACTTGCGGGCGTCCAACTTGGCGGCGCCCTTGATGCGTTGCAGGGTGCGCGGGTAGCTCTCGGGCCATGACGTATCGGCCAGCACCTTTTTTATCTCCTTGTGCCCGCTGGCGATGCGTACGACCTTAACCCCGTCGCGCTCTGTTGCCATGATGCCCATTCGAAGCAACGTGCCTTTTGCCTCCTCGGCAGTTACCTCGTATTCCTTGTTTCCTGGCAGGGCGGCAGCCTTGGCTATCAGCTCGGCCACGCTGCGCGACTTGACGCCGACTGTGGCCGTCTCGACGCGCACGATGTGCGACAGGATGTGGCGCAGGCACATGGCCTCGTCGTTGCCCTCGGTCGTCTCGGTGATCTCGTCCCAGTTCTGGCGCTCGATCCACTCGACGGCCTTCTCGCGGCTGATCACACCGGTGCTGTGCAGGCCGTAGGCGCCGGCCAGCAGCGTGCCGATCTGGTCACCCATGCGGCGGTCTTTCAGCGCCAGGGCGGCCGCCTCTGCGAACACCTGGGCATTGTGTCGGATGACCGGGATCATGCGGATAGCCCGGGCCTGGAGCTGCTGAATGTAATTCTCGGTGAGCGTGTCGAGCAGGTTCGTTTTCATCTGCTTGAACTCGGCGAGGCTCTCGGGCGTTTCGGGCTCCCCGTACAAGCCCAGCACGGTCACCCGTGTGCGCGCTGCGTGCTGGCGCAGGTTCACACCGATTGATGCGAACGCGAACATGGCCCGGGTCTTGAAGCTGGCCGCACGCCCGTCCGCGCCACCCTTGAGAAGATCCGCACCGGTTTCGCTACTGGCCCGCGTAACCATCGCGAGAACGTCCTCGACGCGCTCGGCGGCCTTCTTTCGCTCGCTCTCGAACTCGTCGAACACCACCGGGCGAGCGTCGTGTAGCAGCGCCTGGCGGATGCCCGCCTCGGATGTATCGCCCTCGACCTTGAGCGCAGGACCATCCAGGCACCGGCCGATAATGTCGACCATCACAGTCGTTTTGCCAGACCCGGCGCCGCCGGTGATCCAGATGTGTGGCCGCCAGCCGATGGCCCCGCAGATCGGTGCGAGGAACACCCAGCCCGCCAGCAGCTTGCCGCTAATGGGCCGCTCCCACCGAAGGCGCTCGCATATCTGCACCAACTTGACGCTCTCGCTGTTGCCCAGGGGATCATTAAACGACAGCTTGATCGGCTTGCCGGCCTCGTACACGAAACTGCTCGGGGCATCGCGCAGGGTGAATTCTTCGGGCTCACCGTCCGGAGTGCCCAGCACCACGCGGTTACCCAGGTGCACGGCCCACTTGCCGCGATCCCACCACGCGCCGCGGCCCCTGATCAGCTCGGGATCCCATATCCCGATGCGCTGGGCCTGCTGGATCAGTGCGTCGGCCGCCAGGTCCCAGTTGATTCCGTCGCCTGAACGCTTCTCGGCGGGGAAGTTGTCTTTCCAGTACAGCAGGCTGGCGAGCTGCAGCAGGTTCAGTTTCGTGTGTTGGCCTGGCGCCATGGCGGTCACCTGGGGGATTCCGTCCGGCAGGTAATAGGCACGGCCACGGTCCCACCCCAAGATGCGGAACGGGCGCTGCTCTGGCGGGCGTGTCGGGCGGCCTTCGTCTTCGCGATAGTGGTAATCGGGCAGCGGCAGGTCGTTGTCGTTGGCCGCGGAGTCGTAGTCGAACTGGTCGTAGTCGGCCAGCGGCACCTCGTCGGGCACGGGCGCCGCGGCAGTCTCGCGGATCTGCTCGGGCGTGGCGATGTTGGCCTTGAGGTATTCCATCACCATCGCGCCGGTCCAGCCGTCCGCCTCAAGGTCGGCGAGGTCGTAGCCATTCGGCCAGCCTTGCGGGTGCCCTGGGAGCGGTACCGCGACGATGCGCATGGTGGCTCCGTGCTTGGACGTCAGCTCAGCAATGCGCAGCATGGCGCCCATTCCTGGCTGTTCGTCGTAGGCCTTGAGCTGGCCGGCCTGGGGATGGTTCTCGGCGTACGCCTGGCTGTCGCAGTCGGGCCAGCCCACCACCTTGCGGCCGGCCAATAGCTGCCACTGGGCTTTATCCACGGCCTTGCACCCGCCGGGCCATGTCATGACAGTGACCGGCAGGCCGGCCAGCAGGCGGCGGCCAGCGTCGGCGGCTTTCTCGCCCTCGACGAGAATGATGTTGTGCTGTGGGTGGGCGGCCAGCAGCTCGGCGCCGTACAGCAGGCGGGGCTCGGGCAAGGCGCCTTGCTTGAACTTCTGCTCGCCGGTGGTGGTGTTGGTTTTCCAGCACACTGGGATGACGTCCTTGCCGATGCTGCCGTCCGGCTTGGTATGCTCGACCCGGCACGTGTAGGCGTGCAGGTTGCCCTCGACGTCGCGGTACGGCCAGGCGGCGACAACCTTCTGCTCGACCCATTCGCCGTCGCGGTTGACGTAAAGGGTCGACGGTGCCTTGGCGCTGGCCGGAGCAATCGCTGGCACCCAATCATTGACCGGGCGCTGCTTGGCCTTGCCATTGCGCTGGGGCGTGTTGTCGTTGGTGGTGGCGGCCGTTCCGCCAGCCAATTGTGCGAACCGATCCAGGGCCTCGGGAAAGTCGAGCTGATAGTACTTCTGGATGAACTCGATGTGATCACCGCCCTCGCCGCACCCGGCACAGTAAAACCCCTCGCGGCCGTCGCGGTAGAATACGCCGAACGATGGCGTCTTCTCTTTGTGGAATGGGCACAAGCCCTTGAACTCGGTCCCGTTCTTTTTCAGGTCCACCACGTCGCCGATCAGATCGGCGAGCGGCAGGCGTTCTTTTAATTTTGCAATGTCGTGGCGTGCCATGGTGATCCTCAACCGACCTGTTGGGCGGCGGTGGCAGGGTTGTTATCGTTCGATTGCTCGAGCATACGCACTTGGGCATCAATGCGCCGGGCTATCCATTGCACGACGGTGGTGGCCTTACTGTTGCCGATCGCCTTGTAACGAGGCCCATCGGCGGCCATCAGCATCCAGCCGCCTTCTACCTTCTCCCACATATCGGCCGGGCGGTTCTTAGTGATCTTGCGCTGTTTGTAGAGGCGCAACGGGATGCGCGTGTAATTGTCGGGGAATCCCTGCAGGCGTTCGCATTCGAGCGGGGTCAGGCGGCGGACTGCGGTGCCACCGACCAGCATTTCAGCCTCGGTTACTGGGTTGCTGTTGTTCCGCATATTCCCAGAACGAAGGGTCGGCGATACCGATGCAACAATCGGCTGGCCCCGCTCGGTACCGTCCTCGCTGGCGTCGAACCCATCGGCCTTGAGTGTGTGCGTTATGTCGCTGGTGATGCACACGGCGACCTGGCCGCCCGCATTTGCATGGCTGTCACCGTGGCCCATGGCGCGCAGGGTTGGCGATATCTCACCGGCGTCGGCGCCGTGGTCCTTGCAGCTGAATGCGAGGATGGCGTTCTCGGCCCCGTTGTTGCGCCCCAAGGTGTGCGCTTGGTCGATGCTGACGCACGGGTCTTGCGTCCCATGCACGACGATAGGCGCTTCATGGTTGCAGGTCAGCGTCGGCGCCCGGTTGACCGATATCTCTGCGTTTGGCTGTCCGTGGGCCATGCAGATCAGGTTTACGTCATCGCCCCGATCAGCCTTCGGCGGACCAGCAAGCAAAGTGTTTGCAGTGGCTGGCAGGAAGTGGCCGGCGGTCGCTCCCTCTGGCCGACCACCAGCACCACCGCTGTACGCGTGACTGGTGAGCGTGCCGACCGTCAGAGGGATGTCGTCGGTGCTGTATCCGCCACTGCTGCGAGCGCCGCCTGCAATGGTACCGGTAACGTTTTGCGCCGGTTGTCGGCTCGGCGGATGATCCCGGCGCAGGCCATCGCGCTCAAAAAGTACCGCGGCGGGATCGAACCCTGCTCGAGCACTTGCGACAACGAACACACGGCGGCGTCGTTGGGCCAATCCGAAATATTGGGCATCCAGAACCCGCCATGCTGCTGCTCGCGTGGGTCCATACACACAACCAGCGTTCGTCCATTTTCCCCCTGACGGCTTGAGCGCATCGGATTCGCCCACCAAGGCTGCGAGGAAACAACCGAACGCGTTTGCTTTGTCGGAGAGGACGCCGGGCACGTTTTCCCACCAGACGATGCACTCGTCGTCTCCTCTTGCGGTTCGAACATGGTCAATTGCATCGGCAGTCTCCACGAATTTGATTGTCAGTTGTCCGCGCTCACCCTCAAGGCCGAGGCGCATGCCCGCCACGCTAAAATCTTGGCAAGGCGTGCCACCCACAAACAGGCCCGGGGCATGGACGCGGCCGGCGAGGATTTCGCGGGGGAGCTGGGTCATGTCGCCGAGGTTGGCGACGTCGGGGTAATGATGCGCCAGCACCGCGCAGGGAAACGGCTCAATCTCGGCGAACCAAGAGGCTTTCCATCCAAGCGGGTGCACTGCAACGGTAGCGGCCTCGATGCCGCTGCAAACGCTGCCGTAGTCGATCATAGCCGAACGCTCAACTTGACCCGGGACGGCTCGTTGGTGCGGCTGTCGACGAACCATTGGGCGCTGGGAAGTTCGCTCATTGAGTTGTACACGGGGATCCCCCGTTGAGTTGCTTCGTGGATCTCGTCGCGAGTTCCCGACGACGATTCCCATCCCGGCACCAGCACGACAGCATCGGCACGGCGCAGCAGTTCCATGGTGCTCGCGAGCCAGAACTCGTCGGAAATGCCGGGCAGCAGCTCGTCGAGGTGACCGGTGTTCGCGTGGGGGATGATGGGGCTCCAGCCTTTGACGCAGCACAATTTGCCGACGTGGCGTGCGGCCTGGATGTTGAGTTCGATGGCGGCACGATTTGGCCCGCGATAAGGGCCTGCAACATAGATGACAGGGATCATAGTGGAATGCTCGTTGTGTGGTGGCTGGCTTAATACTGTTGCGTGACTATAGCGCGCAACGCAACACTATGACAAGTCAAGTATTCGGCAAGTCGAGACTGATCTGGTCAGGGTCGTTGACTATGAGGGCTATGCCGCCGGCTTCGGTGATTTCTTTCTGCCACGCGATCTGTTCTTTGGTTGCCTTGCCGTTGGCCTTCGTCTCGAGGGACAGGAACACGGCGATCGGCTTGCCGACCATTTCCTGGGTGACGATGATCGAGTCGTACCCGATGCCGTCGCCAGATCCCTTGCACAACCCGAACTCGATAAAGCTGGGGTGAGTGATGATGCGCTCGCCGCCCTGGGCCTTGTAGACTTGGCCGGGCTTGAGGCTGAACCCAGGCCCTGACCATCCGCTGCCCACGTTGTTGCGGTACACGCGTGCGAACGGGTTGATCCGGCTTACGGCCAGCAGGCAGTTTTTCCAGACGTTGTTTTCCTTCATGCCCATGACTTGCCCCTATGCGAGTTTAAACTCGGCTTCTTGATGTTGGTTATCATTGGCGTGGTTCATGAACAGCGCCTCGCCGACCTTCTCGATCATTTCGCGCAACTGCTTAGGCTTCATGATCCGGACGTCAGCCATTGGGAAGCCCCAGCCATCCATGATCCCGCGCCCGGTGGTCTGCGACCACTTGATCAGTAGCGTGCGCAGCTCGTTTTGCAGGCCTTCTTTCTCGGCCCGGGCTTGCAGCACATGATCAGCCTGGCGGGCGCTGTGCCCCAGGGCCATAAGCGCTTCTTTGCTGCGTGCTGCCCCGGTGTTGACGCGTGGCGGCGGCAGGTCGGCGTCTTCGATCTCTGCCAGCTTGCCGGCCTTCTCCTCAATCATGCGGCTTTGCACTTCGAAGATATGATCGCAGGTGGTGCCATCGCGCCGCGGTCCGCCGCACACGTGGCGCGGGACCTCAGTGTAGTGACACTTCGGGCACTGCATGACGAGCACCGGCTTTTCCTTGATCAGCCCCTCGCGCTTTCCCTTCTTGCGACCGTCGAGCGTCCACTCACGGTTAGCTGCCGGCATGCCGTGATATGCAACGTTGCCGACGTGGTCGAGGATCAGGCCGAAGTGCTTGCCGCTGGCAGCGATGGCGTCGTGGCGCTGGTCCTCGTCGTTGAGGTCGAAACCCGGGGCATACACCGTGCGCAGGACCCGGCCGACTTGCTGCAGGTAGAGCGATTCCGATTCCGTGGGTCGCAGCAGGATCGCCACCTCGGCCGCCGGGATGTCGGTTCCCTCGCTGACCACGTCGACCGTCACGATGCCCTGAATGCGTCCATCACCCAGGCCCGCAATGCGCATGTCGCGGTCCTCGTCTTCCATGTCGCCGTGCACCACCTCGAACCGGTAGCCAGCGTCGCGGAACTTCTGCGCCACGTGCTCGGCGTGCTTCACCGATGCGCAAAAGACGATCGCCGCCTTACCGTCCGCGAGCTGTCGATAGTGCTCGACCGCGTCGCCGATGATGGCCGGCTTGTCGAGGATGGCGGCAGCGGATGCGGTGTCAATGTCGCCGCCTTTGTGCCCCAGCTCGTCGCGGTTGACGCCGGGCCACGCGTACACCTTCGGCGGGACTAGATAGCCCATCTGGATCAGCTCGCGCATTGACGGACCCAGCACCATGGCATCGAAGCACCCGCCAGCACTCTTGCCCAGGCCCTGCCCATCTGCGCGCACAGGGGTGGCGGTCACGCCGACGAGCTTTGCCTTGGGGCACGCTTCGATGATGCGAGCCCATGTGCCTGCGACTGCGTGGTGCGCCTCGTCGATAACGATAATGTCGGGCTTGAATTCGGTCAGCCATTCAAACCGGCGGGCCAGGGTCTGCACGCTGGCGACCGCGACATGCGAGTGCTTGTCGATCATCGGCCAGCCGAGTTTTTGAACATGCGCTGCACGGATCTTCGCGACCTTGTCCGCCGGCGCGATGACCTGATGGTTCACACCTAAACCGCCGACAGCGAGCGACGCCTGCCGGATCAGTTCCTTGCGGTGCTCAAGGATCAAGATGCGATTGCCTCGCAGTGCCGCGCCTTGACTCATGGCCGCGTAAGTAACGGTCTTTCCTCCACCCGTTGGCAACACGAATAGCACCGCATCTTTTTTGTCGCGCATTTGGGCACGGATGTCGTCGAGGCCTGTCTGCTGATAATCGCGCAACGCCAGTTTGATACCTGACGCAACCGGCGATAGAGCAGCACTCACAGCACGGCCCCGAGCTGTTCTGTGACTACTTTCTCAAGTCGATCAAGGCGCGAGGTGACATCAAGTCTTTTTGATGAATCGTCGGCTTTTAACGTTGACATGATGAGGTCAAGCTCGGCTACAAGCGGAGCCGGCAGACTCTTATTGTTCACGTTCGATAGCTCGACAATCGCCTCGCGAATTTTTCCAACTGTTGCCGCGCTCGGCTCACTCCCACCCTGCCAACGATAGAAGGTGCTCGGCGTAACGCCGGATTTCTTGCATACCTCGAACACAGTAGAACCGCACTGTTTGATCAGTCTGCGGACGATGTCTGCTGTCGCCTTGCCTGTGGTCTGTTGCATATGTGTAATTCCTGAGTTGATTTCGCTCATTGTTGCGCAAGTATTGTCGTTGCGCAACATCTTGTCTCGTCTTGTGACTACTTGTGATTTTGCGTGATAAGCGGTGCAAAGTGTTGCGTCATCAGAATTATTGCGCGACACTCTGCATCGAACAGAAGACGCACCGAGGAGGTGCCAACCATGAAGCCAGGATTTTACCCGGCCGAAGAATTGTCGAACGAGGCTTACCATTCAGGCCCGGGCGTCAGTAACTCGGGGCTGAAATTGATCGGCGATAAAACGCCGTACCACTACTGGGGCCGCTATCTGGCGCCCGGTCGCAGAAACTTCACCAGCACCGCCGCGATGTTCGTCGGTACCGCGTTCCATGCTGCATCACTTGAGCCGGATAAATTCGAGGCCGAGTATGTTGTCGCGAACTTCAAGGACCGTCGAGCGAAGGGATACAAGGAGTGGTCGGAAGCGCAGACGAAACACATCTTGATGGCGCACGAAATGTCGAACGTGATCGGCATGCGTCGCGCCCTGTTCGCCCACCCTGTCGCCGGCGGATTGCTGCGCGGTGGTGGTGACTTCGAGTACTCGGCCTATGCCGAGGATCCGGAAACCGGTGTGCTGATCCGCGCCCGCGCTGACTTCATGTCGGATAGCGGATGGATCGTCGACCTCAAGAAGTGCCAAGACGCCAGCCCAGCAGGGTGCCGGAAAGCTGTTGAGAACTACGGCTACTGGCAGCAGGACCCTTTCTATATGGACGTTTTTGAGCTGGCCGGTGGTGAGCCGCCTCGGGGCTTCGTGTTCATCTTCGTCGAGGAGGAATTCCCGCACGCCGTGAACGTTGTCTACCTCAGCGAAGACGACCGGCACCGCGGTCGATGCACTTACCGCAACAATCTGCGCCTATACGCACACTGTTTAGAGCGCAACGAATGGCCGAGTTACGGCACGCAGGCGACTGAGCTGGAGCTGTCTATATGGGCACGGCGCCGAATTGATGAATCACTTTCACTCGAGGAGTTTTGATTATGCCAAACCAATTGACCACCACCGATCAGCACGAAGACCGATTGCCAGCAGTTGGCGGCGTATACGGCAGTATGCAGGGCTTCGAAGACGCCCAGCGCATGGCGAAGGCCTTGTCTGCGTCCTCTCTGGTACCGGCTGACTATCAGGGCAACACAGCTAACACCCTGATCGCTCTGGAAATGTCCCAGCGCACAGGATCATCGCCCATGGCTGTTATGCAAAATCTGCACATCATCCACGGTCGCCCGAGCTGGTCATCGCAGTTCGTGATCGCCGCCCTCAATAGCTGCGGTCGCTTCTCGCCACTGCGGTACCGCGTCGAGGACCTGGGCGAGACTGATGCCAAGATCGACGAGTGGACCGGCCCAAAAGGTAACCGCACCAAGTCGAGCCGAATCATTAAGGTGCATGATCGCAGTTGCGTGGCTTGGTGCTACGACAAGCAGACTGGCGATGTGTTGGAAGGTCCGCCGGTTAGCATCGGCATGGCTGTCGCAGAAGGCTGGTACACGAAGGACGGTAGCAAGTGGGTAACCATGCCCGACCTGATGCTGCGCTACCGGGCCGCGAAGTTCTTCGGAAATCTGTACGCCCCTGACGTGCTCATGGGCATGCACACGGCCGACGAGGTTGAGGACATCACCGAGGCCGCCCCGATTCGTGTCCAGAATCAGGCGACGCCATCGCACGACAACGACAACAAGAAGGCCGACCCCTTGGCCGATCTGAACTCGTTTGCATCGACCAGCACCAGCAATGACAACAAGGTGCTCGAGGGTGAAGTCATCCCGCCGAGCAACGACAACGCAGAAGCGCCAGCACCGCGCACACGCACTCGCCGGGCAGCGGTCAAGGAGACGCCAAAGGCCGAGCCAGAAGTCCTCGAGGCCGAATTTGTCGAGCAGGAAAAAGAGCAGGAAAAAGAGCCCGAGCCTGCTCTACAGCAGACCAACTCTGACACCGAGCCGCCCGTCGACCTCTTCTAAGCCCATCGTCAGGGACGGCACGCCCGTTCCTTTGGAGAAATCATGCAAATCGAAGTGAAGAACTACCGCGGCGTATCAGATGCCGCTTTGACCCTGGCGCCGATTGCGCTGGTCGCCGGGATGAACGGCGCGGGCAAATCATCCATCGCCCAGGCCGTGGCCGCTGCTGTCACGCAGAACGCCGCACCCATCGAAGGAATCCCAAAGAACGCCGCCGGCCAATTGCTGCGGGACGGACAGAAGCGCGGGCGCTGCGTCGTCGGCGATGACACCGGCAGCGCGACGGCGAACTGGCCTGGCGCCAGCGTGAGCAGCGAGGGCACGCCGCCATGGGCGAGCGACATCGCGGTCGGCATGTCCAGCTTCGTCGCCATGAAACAGAAGGACGCCGCCGCGCTGCTGATCAGCGCGATGGAAGCGATGCCTACCATCGAGGACCTCAAGGCCGCTCTGCCGAAGGTGTCCGCCGAAATGCTCAAGGCGATTTGGGCTGTCACCCAGGCCGATGGTTGGGATGCCGCGCACAAGCGCTCCCAGGAACGTGGCGCCAAGCTGAAAGGCGCATGGGAACACGTCACCGGCGAGCGCTACGGATCGGCCAAGGGTGCCGACTGGCAGGCGCCTTATCTGGTCACGATGCCCGAGGGGGTGGCTTTGGAAGACCTCGAGGATGAGGCCGGCGCAGCCAAGGAAGACCTCGAGACAGCTATCGCGAATCAGGGTGCAGCGCAGGCCGAGATTGATCGCCTCAGTGATAAGGCCGCCACCGGCTTGAAGGCTGGCGAGACGCTCGTCACCGCACAGGCCCAGCTCGTCGAGTTGCAGGCAGCCCAGGACAAGATCGCCGGCGAGCTGAATAACCTGCCACGCCCCGAGAACGGCGAAACCTACGTCGAGTGCCCGCACTGCAAGGGTCACCTCGTCATCGTGTCCCGCAACGAGCTGCGCAAGCCTGTGACCGGCATCAGCGACAAGGAGAACGCCGCCCGGGTCTATGCCATCACGGCCAAGACGAACGAGTATGAGAAGGCCCGCCAGGCTACCGCCCAACTCACCCAGGAAATAGGCGTGCTTCGCCGGCAGCAGCAGGAAGGCAGCGAGGCCGCCAAGCAACTCGACGCCATGCCACGCGGCAACGTGACAGCCGACGACGTTGCGGCGGCCAGGGCGAACGCCGAGCGCACCGCCGAGGAGGTGGTCAAGTGCAAGGTTGCCATCAAGGCCGAGGAGGATGCGCGCTCGCTGCACGATCAGATCCTGACGAACGTCGAGATCCTCGACCAGCTCGCGCCGAACGGTCTGCGGCAGAAGGTGCTCGCCGCGAAGATGGCCGAGTTCAACGGTATGCTTACACGCCTGTCCGCCAGTGCTGGATGGCCTCCTGTCGCGCTCGCTGACGACCTGTCGTCGTCCCTGGGTGGCCGTCCGTACATCCTGTTGTCGGAGTCCGAAAAGTATCGCGTTCGGGTCGTGCTGCAGGTTGCCATCGCCGACCTTGATGGTTCCGACGTGGTGATCATCGACGCCGCCGACATCCTCGACCGCACGGGCCGCAACGGGCTGTTTAAATTGCTGGCCGGCACCGGCATGCGCTCACTCGTCTGCATGACGCTGAACAAGGCCGAGGACGTGCCGAACTTAGCTGCCGCGAAGCTGGGCACGTCGTACTGGCTGAATGATTCGGTCCTCTCACCTATCGCCGCTTAACCACTCCACCAAAGGCCCGGCATGGACGCCAGGTCGCAACCCCTGTGAAATCGTGACACCGTCAAACGACAATAACCCCTACCTGACCCCCGAGGAACTATCAGCCCGCTATCATGGGCGCATCGCGGTCCGCACGCTGGCGAACTGGCGTTGCATTGGTACTGGTCCGAAGTTCACCAAGATCGGCGGCCGCATCCTGTACCCAGTGGCCCAGGTGTTGGCCTGGGAGCAATCAAGAACAGTGGAGAGCACATCGAACTATGGCCGGTCCTGAACAGCGGGAGAAATGGCCGCGACACTACGCGGTCGACCTGACTGATGCCTGGGTGCGCGGTGAACCGACCGCCGCCTTGCTGGCAAGGTTGCCCGAGAATTTCCGGGGCCTTGCCAGCGCCCACGCCCGGGCGTTCTGCGAGCAGATCCAGTTCCACCGGCGGGTGGGCACGCCGCTCGACGAACTCAAGGGCAGCCTGCTCGCTGAGTGGGTTCGGATCTACACCGAAAGACTTTCCTCTAAATAGTTGCGTTGCGCGAATACTTGCGCAATACTTTGCGCAACACAACAGATGACCCGGCGCGACCGGGCAGGGAAAGGAAGGTGAACAAGAACATAAAAACCGAGGGAGAGAAGCTTCATTCCGCCTTTGAACGGCTGATGATGGAGCGCGACGCCCTGCAACAGCGCCTCACAGTGCAGGATCAGCGGGTTGATGAGCTGGAGTCGCTGTTGCGCACGTCACTGCTCGCTATGAACCGAATCTATCAGGCTGGTCGAGACTTCATCGTTGGCACTGGGAGCGACTGTGACAGCGTTGAACTCATGATGGAAAACGACCCATCCGCTCGAGAGATCCGCGCCGCCCTCAACCCCACCACCGAGGCCGAGCCCGCATCTGATCGCGGTCACTGCAAATCCTGCGCGATTGAATACTCGGCAGCCAATCACCCGGCTTGCCCTATCTGCACGCGCACGACCGAAGCCGGGGACATCTGGCCGGCGGTGACGCCATGATCGCATTCGCCATCTGCTGGGGCGCCGTGTTCGTCGCCTCGATCGCTCTGGCTGTGTGCCTGTACCGTGGGCGCAAGGGGCGCAAAGTATGATCGATCCCCGAGCTTACAGCCCCGTGCGGATCGTTCCGCCGGCACCACTGCCATGTGTGGCGCGGTCTTCACTGCGTCGCGTGCGCAACCCGGTAGCGCCGCCCACTACCTGCCGCTACTGCGCTGGACCTGTCGAACTGGTGAACAACGCCGACATCTACGGGCGCGAGTACGGCAAGTGGCCGTACGCCTACTGGTGTCGGTCGTGCAACGCCTACGTGGGCTTGCACCCTGGCACCGACATTCCGCTCGGCACGCTGGCGAACAAGGAACTTCGCAAGCTGCGGAACGAGAACAAGGACCTGTTTCATCAGGTCGTTGAACGCTTCGGCCTGTCTCTCGATGAGGGTTACGAAAACCTGTCTCGCAAACTCGGCATCCCGCACGCGCAATGCCATTTCGGGTGGTTCGACGAAGACCGTTGCCGGCAGGCTGGCGATATCTGTTGGACTGCTCTGCTCGAAGCACCACACAAATAACTGAGGGCTTCACCATGATTCAGGACAAAACGATTGACGAGGCGCTGATCGAGATCATGCGCACCAAGCGGGCGCTCGAGGCGTTGCGCAAAGCACGGAAACAAGGCGGTCGAAACGGCTACGCATGGGTATATCACGACCAAATGAAAGAGCACGCCGCCGCACTGCGCGCATCGCTCGACCTCACCCGCAAGCTCGCCGACCTTCGGCAAGGCCGGTGACCAATGGCCGACAAACCTGCGTGCTACCCGCGCAAGCGGTTCGCCAGTCGTCAGGCTGCCGATGCAGCGGTGTCGGCCATCTGGCGCCGTGATCGAAAGGCCGTCACCTCACAGCGTTGCACCGAGTGCGGCGGCTTCCACCTGAAATAACCAACTGGCCCAGGCCCAATAACCAAGAAGGAAACACCCACATGAGCACCATTCGCGAACTCGCCGAGGCCGTCCAGGCTTGGCACTCAAACGCTACCGGACAACTACAGAAAATCATCGACGCGCCTTCCGGCACTGATATCCACCTGGGTGAAGACGACATGGCGCTGGTGCTGACCGGCGAGAAGGCCCAGGGCTTCCGCATGGGTATCGTTGTCGCCCTGTCGTTCGTGGGCAAATTGCCTTTCTCGGTCGACGCTGGCCCAGCAGAAGAGGACGAATAATCATGTTCGACGACCTCGAAAATCTGGCCGAAGACTTTCCCGAGCTGCACGCCGCCGAGCACGTCGGTACCGATCTGCTGGGCGCACTGCTCGACGAGATCAAGCAACTGCAATCGCCCTGGCAGTCCATGCCCGAGCACCTGCAGAATGAACTCATCGACCGCCTGCGCAACCGCGTGACAGCCAACGTCAAGCAAGCCGTAGCCCTGATCGCCGCCGAAGGCCGCGTAACCGTGGTGGGCACGCTCGAACAGGTCACGTTCAAGGGCGCGATCAAGGCGAGCATCGTCCTTTCGAAATCGAACATCCACCGCCTCGACCTGGCGGATAACGTCAATCAAGAGGTGCTGATTGTCATCATGCCGGCCGAGCAGTTCACTGGCGGCATGGACGGCATCCAGGCTGATCCCGACCAGACCGACATGCTTGAGGCTGTCGGCGACGATGTGCTGTATCCCGAGGCGGTGACTTTCGTCCGCAAGTCGAAGCGCGCGAGCATCAGCGCCGTGCAGCGGCACCTAAAGATCGGCTACAACCGCGCCGCCCGACTGGTAGAGGAAATGGAAGCCCAGGGCGTCGTGACCGCCATGGACAGCAACGGCGCCCGCGAGGTCATCATCTAATGGACACCCCGGTCGCTGGGCGCACAACGCTGCGCCACAAGCCGACCGGCCGCCTGTACGTGGTCGATACCGTTTCGACCACGTCGGTAGGCCTGTCCGGCACCATGGGAGGGCGCCGTCTGGTGTCCCTCGAGAACATCAAGAACGGCGAGATTTGGGAGGTGGTGCATCATGGGTGCAAATATTAGCGAGTGCGGGACCTATCGTTACACGCTCACCCGTGAGGGCGACATGCACGTTGACAAGGGCACGGCGTTATTCCTGATGCTCAACCCGAGCACAGCCGACGCGACGGTCGATGATCCTACCATTCGCCGCTGCCGCTCTTTCGCCCAGGCCTGGGGTTGCAATGGATTCACCGTAGCAAACCTGTACGCGTTCCGAGCAACTAAGCCTGCCGACCTGTGGAAAGCATTCGACCCGGTTGGGCCAGAGAACGACATGCACCTGAGAGCCCTGGCGAGAGAGTACACCGACGTGGTCTGCGCCTGGGGCGCCAACGCCAAAGCTGACCGGGTCGAGGTGGTAACCCGGCTTCTGCTTGGAGCCGGTGCCCGCCTGTGGTGCCTGGGCACGACTGAGGCAGGTCACCCTCGTCACCCGCTTTATGTTCGAGGCAACACCCCGCTAGTGCGCTGGCCGATAGGAGTGGGTAATGGACAATAAGACCTGGGGCCACGACGAGCTGGCCCACGACTTGGCCGAGCACCTGCGGGCAAACACCGAGATCATCGCGTGGGAAAACATGCAGATGGGGCCGAGCGGATCGCCGCGTCCCGACGTCTACACCATGCGCAAAAGCTTCGTGCGGTTCGCCCCGATGGCCTACGAGGTTAAGGTATCGGTGTCCGACTTTCGCAGCGATATCACATCCGGAAAATGGCAGAGCTATCTCAAGTACGCCGGGGCAGTCGTGTTCGCCGTGCCGGCCGGACTGATCAACAAAGCCGCCGTGCCTGTCGGTTGCGGCCTGATCGTCCGGCATGAAAGCGGGTGGCGCACATCCAAAGGGCCGACCATGCAGCGACTCGAAACCTTGTCACATGAGGCATGGGTCAAGCTGATGATCGACGGCATCGACCGGGAGGTTAAGCGGAACCGGGCTGCCGCTCCTCGCGAGTGTAATGCGTGGCTGGCTGCCCGCCAGGTGCGAAAGAAGCACGGCGACCGAATCGGCGAGTTGCTCAGCGATTTGTCAATGGCAGAGGGGCGCATCATCGCGGCAACCGACGAAGCCAAGCAACAAGCCGACGAGATCCAGGCCGGCACCCACCGAGAGTTGAAGTGGGCGAAAGAGCGCATCGAGCGGAGCCGCGATTCTCTCGACAGCGAGTATCGGCATCTGGCCCGCGAGCTGGGCCTGGGTGCCGACGTCACGGTAATCGATCTGGCCGAGGCCATCCGCACCGCACGCCGCCGTCTGACGCAAGACGCCGAGGTCCAGCGCCTGCGCAGCCAGATGGAAAATATTCAGCGCGCATTGAGCTACGGCCTTGAGCCGCTGCCAGGCGAAGCCAACGACAACACACCACGCGCCGCCGGCGCCTTGGAGCAAGCATGAAATACCTCCCCATCATCGCAGGCAGCCGTATCGAGCTGGACGCCTTCCTCAACGCTAACCCATGGATCGACCGCGAATGCGTGGTCCGGATCGGCGAGTCGGCCGACCTGCTTGGCCGTGCCGGTCTGGTGCTGGCCCTGCCCGGCTGGGAGTTCTCGCCATCGATTCGCCGGCCGCGCGAGTTGCTCACCACCATCGCCACTCGCGGCATGCAGTTGGTCGTGCTGGAGCAGGCGGCCTACCAGCTCACGCCAGGGGCTGGCGGGCCGTCGCTCGAATCGAAGATCGCCGCACAGCACCAGCACACACAACAGCGATTCGAGGGGGAACTGCCATGAGGCTGCTGGCTCACCTCACCCTGGCCGGCGGCCTGATCTGGTGGTCATCCACCGACGTCGATCCGCTGATCTGCATGGCGGTCTACGCGCTCGGGATCTTGTTCATCGACGGGCCAAAGCGGTCTGTTTGAGGTGGTGGGCTGGGAGGGAATCGAACCCTCGATCTGCCGATTAAAAGTCGGACGCTTTACCGCTAAGCTACCAGCCCGTTTTATTTTGTGCCCCCACGGTGCCCAGCCGTGGGAGCGAACTCCAAGAAACCCTTTATCAACAGCCCGTTAGAAAATTGGGCTCGACGATTAAAAGTCAGAGCGCTATGACTTCACGCAGGTACACGGGCCTACCTGCTGCATCCCGATAACGCCTTGTTTTCAGGCTCTTAGCCGGCGCCCGTTATCCCTACCATCACCCAGCACATCACGGCGAATCCCGCCCGCTGTGCCCCCAACTTGCCCCCGAGCATATCCCGCGCCCTGTGGGAGCGAGCCCTGGGGGCACACGCCAGAAAGACCACCATGCGCCAGCGCCTTACCAAACGTTTCGTCGACGCCATCGAAAAGCCCGCCGCCGAGGAGTGGCACACCGATACGGACGTGCCAGGCTTCTGCCTGCGCGTGACGCCCGCCGGGGCCAAGCTGTACGTCGTCCGTTACCGCTACGCCGGGAAGGCCCGCAAACTGCCCATAGGCCGGCACGGGCAGGTCACCGTCGAGCAGGCTCGCCAGAAAGCCCGGGACGTGTTCGCCGCCTTGGCCGCCGGCCGCGATCCTGCCGTGGGAGCGGGAGACGGACCGACCGTCGCCGAGCTGCGAAAGAAGTACGAGAAAGAGCACAGCGACCTGCACAAGAAGCCACGCAGCCGGGCCGCCGACCGGGCGCTGTGGAATAACCACATCATCCCAGCCATGGGCCAGAAGTCGGTGCGCGCTCTCACCCGGGCCGACGTGCTCGAACTGCACATCGCATTGCAGGATAGACCCTATGTCGCAAACCGCGCCCTAGCCCTGATCAGTCACGCGCTCAAGCTGGCCGAGCTGTGGCACTGGCGAGACGAGGGCAGCAACCCGTGCCGCAATATCAAGCGGTATCGGGAAGAGGAACGCGAGGTCGTTCTAAATCCCGAGGAACTGGCCCGGCTACTGGCAGAACTGGACAACACCGAGCGCCAGCGTCTGCGCGGACTGTCCGTCGTGCCGATGGTCCGCCTGCTGCTGCTGACCGGATGCCGGCAGTCCGAGATACGCACAGCCCGGTGGGAGTGGGTCGATTTCGAGCGCGGCGTTCTATCCTTGCCCGACAGCAAGGGCGGCAAGAAGGACGTCGAGCTGCCTCCCCAGGCCGTAGACATGCTTCGGGCCATGCGCGCCGTCGACAAGGGCGACTGGATCGTCCCGGGCCACGTCCGCAATTCCCACATGGTCAGTCCTGCCAGGCCGTGGCATGCCATCTGCAAACGGGCCAAGCTGCCCGCCATGCGCCTGCACGACTTGCGCCACACGTACGGCACCATGGCGTCGCTGAGTGGCTTGTCGTTGCGCGAGGTGGCCGACCTGCTGGGCCACAAGAGCACAGTGTCGACAATGCGCTACGTGAATGCGGCGAATTGGAAAAAGAAGGGCAACAGCGCGAAGGTGGCAGAGGCCATTTACGCGTAGTTGTGTTGCGCAATATTGCGCGCTATAGTTGCATCGTACTCAAGGCGGCCAGGGCATCCCGGCCGCCATTTTCGTGACCACCAATCACTCCAGAGGAAAGGATCATGTCCCGAGATACCGAACCCATGACCGACGCCTACATCATCGGCCTGCGTCTGCGCAACGCCGCCCGCGTGCAGTGCGCCATCGAGCTGCTCGGCGACCGCTGGCTGCTCCATCCGCACAACGCCGTAACCAAGGATGAATACCGCGAGTTTCGTCGTTCCCGGGCTGAGCGGATCGACACCCGAGTCCTGTTCGTCAGCAATCCAAGCAGCGATGACAGCTTCATTCGCCGGGCGTTCGCCGCCGGATTCAAGACGCCTGCCGAGGCGTTCAGCATGCACGCCCACGTATTTGAGGATCCTATCTGGAAAGCCGCACCAGCAGGCTACTGTGCGTCGGCTCCATTTTTGCTTGAGTGCCTGCCGAGCAGCGAGGGCGGTGCGCAATGACCAACATCAAACAACGCTTCGAGGAACTGTTCCTCGACGGCCATGACCGCTCCAATGTGATGGTGTCCAGCCAGTTGCAACTCGGCGCCGACGGCGATTACTTCAACCCATACACCAAGGCGATGTTCAAGTTCTACCGGCTCGGCCTGCAAGATGGCATCGACAAGTCGGTCGGCGTTGTGCTGGCTGTTGCTGAGCCAGAGCCAGAGCACACGCCATTCCATGAGCCCTTCCACGACTGCGACTTCAAGGGTCCGAAAGTGAATGGTAACGAAACCTGTAGCGTTTGCGGCTTCAACTGGGGAGACATTCCATTTTGAGCAGGGTCGAATGGCGCAACGGCATGCCAGCACCTGCTATCGTCAGCGTGCGCGGCCGTCCGTGCGGGGCGCCTAAAAAGCCCGTGATCTGGCACGGCGAAATATGGCTGGTGGTCCCCACCCAGGACCGCACCAAACTCGAAAAAGACGTCCGCGCATGGCGGGCAAACAAACCACTTACACGCCAGCAGGCGCAATCAGTCATGGCCCAGTTGCTCGAGCAGTTGATCGGCGAGCACGGAAAGGACTCGGCTGTCGACTCTGGCTTCTGGATGCAATCGAGGTGAATGATGAGTGATAAAACCGTAACCCTGTCGCGGGAGCCAGTTGCCTGGGCGAACTGGAAAGTTGGCACCCGGTCGTATGTGCCCTACCGAACTCGGGAGCAAGCTGAGGCGTGCGTGCGTGCGTCGGAGATCGCCGCCACTCAGCTTGGCCCGTACAGGGTCGTGCCGCTCTACGCTGATCCGGCTGAGCCTATGCCGCCTGCTGGCGGGGATCCGGAAGTGCTGGGCTATCGGGTGGCGCGGATCAAGCCAACAGGAAACGCACGCCTCGATAGACCCTTACTGTCACTGGTTCTCGATGGCTGGGAACCGGCTTTCAAGGCTGTTCCACTGGTAGACCGCGCCCACGTCACCCGGCTACAGGCTGAGGTGGAACGGTGGAAAGGCCGCACCACCAACATTTGTCAGGCACGCTCGGACCTGCAATCCGAGCTGACCAAGGCGCTGGAGTTGTTGAAGAAAGCACGGTGGCGACTAGCTAATACGTCCAGGGCGCCCGTGCCGTTCGACGACCCATTGGACGGTCCAGTTTTGCGCGGCATTGACGAATTCCTAGCCAACCAATCCGCGCCAGCTGCGAAGGATGGCGAGTGATGGAGCTTATCTTGGCTTTGCTCGTCGTGGCAGTTATGTACGCGCCAGAGTACTGCGAGCGCGAGCGAGCGCGATGGTTCGTGGCTGGGGTCATAGGTACGGGACTGCTTATAACCCTCATCGTCGTAGCGGTTATCTTTTTATTCAAAACGATAGGAGGGTGAGTGATGGTCAGCGTATCGCGTGAACTCCTTGAGCGTATCGCCAGCGAACTCTATGTCCGTGGGGCTGACGGCGCGGAGGTGTACGAAGATCTGATATCTGTACTCCACGAGCAGCCAGAGCAAGTCGAAAAGGACGACGGAGAAGATCGGCACCTATCAGTGTTGGCCCTGCACGACGTTATGCAATCCGTTCCATCCAGCTCGCTTTATTCGCTGGCCGAGGCCGTGCTTGATGCCGGGTACTTTAAGGTCGAGCAGCCCGCGCCGGTAGAGCGCCAAGCGGTTGCCGAAGTAAGGTCCTCCGCTCTCGGTTGTGTTGATTGGATTTCATGGCCTAACGAATTGAAGGATGGAACCAAACTCTACGCCGAGCAGCCCGCGCCGGTAGCGGTGGCGCCAGACCTGACCGAATTGCGCGATTACCACGCAAATGCTGTCACGGATCTTGAGAACTACGCGGATGACTCGGGCCTGCGCGAAAGCGACGTAAAGCACTACCGCAAGCGCGCCAACTTCCATCGAAAGCAAGTTGAACTGATCGATAGCCTAAACAACAACTGACACCCGGCACCGCCGGTAAGGACTAGCCCGTGCAAGGACGGGAAGTTTTTATCGCTGAACTCGGACCACTCACAGCCCGCGAAGGCGAGGCGCTGTTGTGGGTGGCCGAGGGCAAGACAGCCTGGGAGGCCGGGACCATTCTCGGCATCACCGAGGCGACCACAAACGCCCACATCGCCAGCGCGGCCGCGAAGCTGAATGCCTCGAACCGCGCCCACCTCATTACTCGAGCATTCGTCGCCGGCATCCTGTCGGTCGATCCACGACTTGCCGTAGTGCTGGCGTTCCTGTTCCACGTGGCATTCTTCGGCGTGGACGATGCCAGGCCCCAGCGTGTCGGCCGGCACCGCGAGGATATGTGCTACGAGCTGCACGACGACCGCAAACCCCACGCATAAAAAAGCCCTGCTGTTGAGGCGGGGAGAAGGTGCCTTCCTTGGCTGGCGATGAGGCTATTTGCTTTGGCTGCGCTGTATCCTGGCGTCGACCTGATCGGCGCACGTATCCAGCAGCCTAATGGCGCGTTCTTTCAAGTTCCACAAATCGTCATTCGTTTGCAGGTCGGCATTGTCAGCTTCCGACACGCGCTCGCACGGCACCAGCTCCGGCCCCTCGAGCCTTAGAGCCGTCGTCTTTGTCACCACCAGTGGCGCTTGCTGGCTTCCCGCGCAGGCCGTCAGGCAAAGGCTGAGGAGCCCAATCACGAACGGGCTTGCTGTTCCTTTTAAGCTTTTCATAGTCAGTCCTCGCCTGTTTGGCTTTCGCCTCGCTGGCCTTGATGCGTTTGTCGAGATCCGCGGCGTACTGCCTGTTCCTTTCGAGTTCGGCCTGCAGGGTGGATATCGTCGCCTGGCTGACGAGGTTGGCGTCTACGGCTTCGTCCTTCGCCTTGCGCTCTGCCTTGACCTGGGCATCAAATGCGACGGCCTCGGCGCGCATGGTCTGGATCCGGTACTGCTGGATTCCGACCATCAACATGCCGACCAGCGCGATCACGCCAGCCAGAGCGATACCTTTTAGCATGCTCATGCGGCTTTTGCTCCCTTGGCGATCGACTCGGCGCCACCCATGCCGCGAAACAGGCATTCCTCGGCAGCCCGCCGACGGATCAGGCCGCGCATGACCTTGCCGTCGTTCTTGTTCCACTTGCGGAACTCGAGCGCAGCGCCTTCGTAGTCGCCGGCATTCAGCTTGCGCAACAGCGTGCTGTCGCCCAGTCCCTCGGCGATGTTGTCCGCGTCGATGTCGCTGCCGACGTTGTAGGCGAACAGCACCAGCGCATCGAACTGGCCTTGGGTCAGCGGCACTTTAACAAGGCTGGAAACGTCACGCTCGAAGCGTGCCACGTCGATCAGGAACTGCGCGTCGGCCTGCGCCTGCGTCCACACCAGACCCTTGACCACTTCTGGCCCAGTGTGGCCCCAGCCAATCGTCCACGGCTTACCGTCGCGGCTGCCCGGGTCAGGGTATGCGGTCAGCTTGCAGGATTCGAAGTAGTGAGCGACGGCGATGCCGTTTCGGGAAAGTCTCATGAGGCGTCCACCTTTTTGCCGAGGAACTTGACGATCAGTTCGCGGATTGCTGTCACGCCGATAAAACCGATAGCACCGCCGGCACCTACCGACAGGCTTGGCGGCCAGTCCATCCATTCGATGATGCTGCTTGCTGAAAGGCTGAGTGCGCCGCAGATGAGCGACTCGAGGAGGATGCGAACCTTGCTTGTTTCCTTGGCGTCGTAGAGCACGCGAAGGAATGAAATGATGATCGCCATGATCGCCCCCTGCCCGGCAGGGTTGCCCATCGCTGCTACTGCGGCGGACCAGACAGTCGAACACCCGGCCATCAAGGCTGCCCACAAGTTCGGGTCTTTTTCAGGCATTTTCATATTCCTATGGCCCGGTTTATTTGGTGATTGCAGATTGCCAGTTTCTGAATCTGGACGAAGCATAACATTACCTCAAGTCTGTATCACGCGCGCTGCGATGAACGCACGTGATTTACTGGGACATTACTTGTGACAACGGCTGTCACAACTTGATCATTACGTTCAGGAACGACGTTGGTTGCATGATGTTGTGAGCTGCGCCAGCGCCAGCACTCTGCACGCTGATGCCCGTGGAAGCCCCGTAGATCCCGATCCCCGTGCCCGCTGCGTACAAGCTGATGCCGGTGGCACTTGCGCCCGTGTTCTGCGTGACGTGGTTGTTAGCCGTGCCGATGTCGGATCCCTGGCCGTTGCTTGTGACAACGCGGGCATAACTGTGTACGTGACCCGGATCATACACCCCGTGGGTGTGGGTTGGGTCGTATACGCTGTGGGCGTGGGTTGGGTCATTGATTCCGTGGGCGTGCAGCGGCATTTGCGCAGTCGTCAGCGTGTGCGTCTCGGTGCCCAGCGTTTCGCCAAGGGCCCGGGATGTGAGGCCAGCGCCACCGCCGGCGATACCCAGCGACCGGCCGAGCATCTTGGTTAGCGCAATCGTCTTGCCGGCACTCCAGTCAGCCGCAGCGCTTGCACCGCGCCCGCCAGTGACCGGTGCATGGGTGTTGCTGACGTTGTTCCACAGCAGGGCGTACAGCGCCTGGCAGTCGTCGTTAGCCCTGGCCGTTCCGGTGCTGCCGCCCTTGCCAATGGTGCCGTCGTTGCAAAGCAGCCAGCCAGAGTCGGCGACCGTCTTCATGGTCAGCTTTACGTCGCCAGTGCTCCAGCCCGTGGCCTGGGCCGCGATGATCCGCATGGCCTGCGCGAGCTGCACGTTCGTCGGCTTGTCGAGCGCGATCCCTGCCTCGAGCACGGCGTTGACGATCTCTTCCTGCACGGCGTTGAGCCATGCCCCCGTGACAGTTGTCGCCGGAACTCCGTTGGTAGGATCGCCCTCGGTGAATAGTTTGTCGATTGTTGCCCCAGGTCCGTCGATGCGGTGCATTGTGCTGCCCTCTTGGTGATTGATTGCGTAGGGCAGATAGTAAAAACCCCGCACGTGGCGGGGTATTGAGGGAACTGCGGGTTGACGCGCCGGGCTATTACTGATCCGGCAGCGGATAACGGGCCTTGATCTCGGCGACCTTCGCCAGCCAGGCCGTATAGTCGGGATCGGTGCCGGCGACCATGGCGTCGTACTCGGCTTCGTTTTTAAGCGCGTCGGACTCACGGCGGTAAGCCGTGATCCTGTCTGCATGAGCTTGCTCGACCGTGTTCGTGTTGATGTCGACCAGAGACGGACGGGTGCCAGACCAGTCGATCAGCTTGCCGGCCGATTGTCCGTCAATCAAGGCACGGTATTTTTCTTCTGACAATGGCCTGGCATCATCCGGCACGTTTTCCTCGTCGAAGAAACCGCGCAGTGACATAGAGTAGAAAAACTTCATACCGACCCCCTTAAAGTCCAAGTGCTATATAAGCGAATCCGGGAGTGCCCGACGATGCTCGGGCCTTAAACTGAGTGTTGCTGAGTTTTTCAAGCCCAACATATTCCAACGTCGACACACCTGCGTCGCTACCGACAATCTGAAACACAGAGGCCGGGAATGCTATTGGGTAATTGTGAGTGGTTTCCGTGGCTGCAGTTACACCTGTACCCCATTGCACGACAAGCATTCGTTTCACGCCGGTGACCTTGTCTGCGTATGGGATTTTCACATAGTCGCTGCTCGAAGTCCCGCCAGGACCAAGGCCGCCGCCGGCTATCGCCTGAATAGCAAGTAATAGCTGTTGAGAGTCACCCTTCGACAGAGTTATACCTGCGCCCTCAATGGCCTCGCAGACGTTCTCCTGTAGGTCGTTGAGCCACCCGGCCGCGACGGTGGTGGCAGGAATACCGCCGGTAGGGCTTCCTTCGGTGAAGAGATTGTCTACCGTTGCTGATGGTACGTCGATTCTGTGCATGGTTGCCCCTTATTGCTTCATTACGCGTGCGCGCAATGTGCCGCTCGCGAGGTCGATTGTGGCCCCGGTTTCGTTCTGAAAACGGACGCCGACTGTGTTTGCGGCCGAAACGTAAGCAGTTAGCATTATGCCTTGTAGGTCTAGGGAGAAGGATACAGTAGCAAGATCCCCAAGGGCAGCGCCGGTTACCGTGACGCTGGTCGTAACGCCGGCACCATCCACCAATGAGGCCGGATCGAAAGTTGCTTGGCCCGTTAGCGCGAGACTGAAACTTCTATCTCTTTCAATCCATAGCGGTGTTCCGCCGGCGCTCGCGTTGCGCAGCACGATCCAGTCATTTGTGGACCGACCGGTGATGTCGCCGCCGCTCGCCGAACGAAGTAGCGAGCTGTTGTGAACAAGCGTTGTGTTGGCTCCGAGCCGAACAAGGATTTCCATTCCTGGCGGTGCATCATCGAATGTAGTGACGAGAGTAGGAGACGAGTTGTTAAATGCAAAGCTACCCCCGAACGCAACGGAAGGCGTCGTATCCCCATCATTGAAAACGGTAGTCACGTAATCAATTAGATCGTTGTTTTCCTGATAGTTGAAGTGCATACGACCGCGCGACATGAATATCTTAGACACGCTAGGGATACCGCTTGTATCGGTGAACTTGTTCCCGCTCAGTTTGTTGTTGACAAGCCTTCCAGAAGTCTCCTCAAAAAAGTATAGGTAATGAGCCATGTCGTCATTACCAAAAATCTCATTATCCTCAATGTTGCACTTGAGTATGCTTAGGTTGCTGTTCGAGTTCACCTGCGCCACGTACAGTCCAGCTACGGCACGTCCAGGCGAACCCTCACGGATAATGTTTCGAGCAATGGTGATGCTATCCGCATTAGCGAAAGACCACTGAGTCGCACCTGGCGAAATAGATCCAGGTGCGGCGTAGTTTGGGCGCGAGTAAATAGCCCCGGCCGGACGGTCGCCAATCGCCTCCCAGTCACTTTCTAGCGCAATGCCGGCAATGTAATAGCCGCGCACCTCGTTCTGTAGAACCATGTTACCGAGCATGTTGCAGCCCATATAGATGCCGTAGTTGGTGTCCGCATAAATTTTGTTAAGCGCGATCAGGTTGCGACGCGCGCCCGTGTTGACGTTTATTACTGCCTCGCCGGTTCCTGCTGCTTGAACCCCGGGCTCCCTCTTGCAAATATTTTCAACAACAAGGTTCTCGATGCACCCATAACCTAGGAGAACGGCAGTGCTTAGAAAGTCAAGAAGTTCGTTGTTAGCGATGACGTTAAAAGCGCAAGACTCTGCCAAGTATATAGATCGGTGATTCTGTCCCCGGCAAATATTTTCGGTTACCGTGTTATTTTCGCAGCCCAGCAGATTCACACCGTAACTGCCGTTTATAAGCTCATTATTTGCAATTCGGTTGTGCCGGCACGGATTGACCGAGCGGGTAGTTGCTCCACTGCCAGCAAAGTAGTTAGACCACGGGTCGCTCTGACCAATAAAGTCGACCAGCAAACCGCGCTGTGTTGGGTTGTTCACTCCGGTTATTTTGTTGTGCTGGACCTTATTGCCGTTCGATCCGTACCAAAACAAAATTCCGTAGTGGTTTATAGTGGCGTGGTCGGTGAACCCATATATCTCGCTGTCAGAAAAATCGCAGTTCGTGCAGCCATCCGCGAATATCGCGCAGCGTCCGCCGTTGGTCATATTCATCCTGGCGGCAACGTAGCAATTGTCGACCGGCGTGCCTGTTACGAACCGACCATTCCCGTCAAGCTGAATGGCTCCCGTAGTCAGGGCAGCAGTCGAGGCATCTGGCGTGATCAGGCTCTGACGGAAGTCGAAGGCGCGCAAACCGTTCTTGATTCGAACGCTGCTGATTTGGTAGTTCACGCCGGGCTTACCCACCACGGCACCATTCAGCGGCGCAGCAAAGTCGATTGCGGCCTGCATAGCCGTGGTATCGCCGGCCACGCTGACGCCGATGGTTCCAAAGTCCTCTGGACGAAATACAAAGTCCAGCTTCTCAGCCACCGTTGATTGTCGATACCCAACTTCGGAAGAGCCTGCCGGCGTACCAAGAAGCTCGATAAACGCTTGAATCGCTGGCAAATCGCCCAGGCTTGCCTCATTCAGCTTAAGCCATTCCGCGATTGTTGGAAGCAGGCCAGATTCTGTAGGAATGTAGCTACCCTCGGGGCCGTTCGAGAACAAGCGCATTATCTCGCTGGCACCTTCTGCCTTGACGGCTGCTGCCTCGAGTCGATCATTGATACTTGTCGGGTCGCTCATGGCGTCTCCAAATCGTCAGGGATTACATAATTGGCCGTGAAGAACAGACGGTCAGCCGCCATAAACTGATCTTCCGCCTCAAGCGCTCCGTAGCCAAACAGAGCGATTGTGTGCGCCGGCTTTAGTAGATTTATCTTGCACTCAAGCGTGTCATTGCCCCAAGTCCTGAGAGCTTCCCCAGCAGCCGAAAGGCCGGCACGGAACTCGATGATTGTCGTCTCGGCGGCATTGACGCGCCAAGTATAAACCCAGTCGCCATTGGTCAAGGGGTCGCCGGCTTGAGATAACCCGGCACGGAATGGCCTGAACTCAGTGATAGTGATCTCATAGCCCAGGGCCTTGGCTATGGCGACGAAATACGCTCGAGATTGTCCGCCGGTGCTGGTCAGCTTCGACACCAAGGCATTTCGCCGCCCTTGCATGGTCGTTTCCAGTGTGCCCGCGCATTTGTCTGGAAGACCGGCAACGCGCTCCCAATCGCTGAGCAACTCGCTTGCCGTGGCTGGCAGCGACTCGACGATCAGATTATCGCCGCGGCCTTCAATGCGTGCCCACTCTTCCGCCAGGGCAGACAGCAGGTCGTCCATGTTCGTGCTGACGTCGCGCGGGAACGCCTCGCCTGGCGGCAGCAGCGACTTGAGAAGCTCCTTGTACTGTTCTGCTGTGCGCGCCATGCGTCAAGACCCCAGCGTCGAGAACGTCACCGTTCCGAGGGTTGAGATATGCCCGGTCGCGTTCGTGACGTCGGCGTTCGGCGAGATAAATTCGTTGTTATCCTCGCCGGCGGCGATGCTGACGGCCTCGCGCATGCGGCTTATCAGGATCTTTCCGGCAGGCACTGCATCACGAACAATCAGGTCTTCAAGCTCGGCGACCACCGCGGCCTGGACGGTTGGTGTATTCGGGCGAATGGCAATGCTTGGATTGATCGGCGCCGCGATCGGCGCCGCGACGAACACCTCGGCCGTCACCGGTCGGACGGCATCGATATGCGCCTGGACCTCGGCGACCTTAGCGGGTCCTGGAATGATGCCGTCCGGATCGTCATCAGTGGCGAATAGCACGGTCACAGTGCCTGGCCCCATCTGCATCGGGTAGACCCACACACGGGTGACGCCTGGAACCTGAAGTCCCCAGGTAACGTAATCAGCAGCGGATCCGCCCTGTGGCGGGTTCTGGATGCGTTGCAGAAGGCGCTCGCGCAGTCGGTCATCGCTCTCGACGTCCGTGCCATTGACGATCCCGCCGGCGGCTACGGTGCCGGCGGCCTGTACTCCGGCGATTGGAGACAGCAACGTCAGGCGGGCGCCGGCGTCTTGGTTTGCATCTTCGCCGGCGACGAGCGCCTGCACGGATACGGTGGCCGTTCCAGTGACAAAAGTCACGTCGGCCAGCACGGTGTACTGGGCACCGTCCTGGCGCTGCACGATAGTCCCGTCAGGGATGATTGATCCAACAGAACCGGTGAACGTTGCCGACCCGGCTGCAAACTCGGCCGGCTTGCGCTGGATGTCCCAAATGGCCGACCAGCGCTCGAGGAACTCGCTCTCGGCCGTGTCCGGAATGACCTGTTTCGCCACCCAGTCGATATAGCCGTAAAGCAAGTGAGCGGTACCGGCCTCGGCACGGCCAAGTATGCCGAGCAGCGAGCGGCGCAATACCGCGCTGTCGACTCCCGTGATCCGGTTGCTGATATCCGCGATAACGCGGTCGATGATTTCCGTCAGGCTTGGACGCGCGAACGGCATTTAGGCCACCCTCTTAGCGGCTTGGGCCGCCCATTCGTAATTGTATCGGTAGCGAACCGCTTCGCCGGTCGGCCGGTATATGTCGATGGTTATCTGCATCCAGCCTGTCGCAACGTACTGAGCAGCCACCTCGAGCCGCGATGCGACTCTGTCTTCAAGCATCCACTTGAGTGCCTCGCGGCAATACTGCTTGGCCCGGGACAAGGTCGAAGCCGTTTGCTTTTCACGTTTCAGCAGCCACAGCAGCGAGCCGGTTTTGTCACCCGGCTGATTGCCGATATCACCCCACCATCCGCGCAAGTCATCCTTTGGCAGCTCGGCGGGGATAAGATCGGGGGTTGCACGGGCATCAGAAAAAAGGCTGATATTGACGGACGTTTCGAGGCCGTCATCGCGGGCAATGTCGAATCCGTCGACAACGATATCGCCGCCGAACTCCCCCATCACCAGCGCGAAATCAGCCATTTTCTACCCTCAGTCTGGAACAGGACCACCGCCGTGACGATGAGTACTGCCAATGTTTTTGCCGTTGTTGGTGATCGTGCCAGTCGTGGCGATGTTGCCGGTCAGAGTGCTCGGCCCGTTCACCACCAAGCTGCCGTCAATAGTAACAGCGCCCACGATTTTGATGGTAGGTGCGATTGCCTCTAAATGCTGTACGGCCTCAATTTTCACCATGTCACGCAACAGGCTCACGCGATTTCCCAAGTCGTCATAGAGACACACCTCGCCCTGCTGTAACCCTACGACGCGGAACTGACGATTCTCGAAAGCCAGCACAATGCCCTGCTCCCGGTTTCCGGCCAGGAATACGACGGCGGCGTCGCCCCCTGGGTGGGGATGCGAAGTGAGCCCGTAGTTCTGCATGCGCTCTACGCTGTCGCGCAGCTCGTCCTTGAGCAATTCGACCTGCACCGTCTGCCGTTTGCCGTCGTCGCTGATGCCCTTCACTACGCCCCGGGCGATCGCCATCATCACGCGGTTTTTGATGTTCTTCATTTCTCGCATCATTCGGGCGGATCCTCCTCGCCAATCGCCTCGGCCCAAATGTTGCGGCCACCTTTCTTGCCCTTCTTCTTGCCCTTCTTCTTGCTGTCCGGCGGCTCGGGCGCGTACGCCTGCGGGCTGATGATATCAAGCTGGGCGGTGGTGCCCTCGCTTCCGTCCGCGCTTTCCTTGTTGAATGTCACTTGGCGGATCAGCATTTCGCCATCCATCCGGAGCCATGGCGATTTGACGTAGACCAGCATGTTGGGCAGCCACAGCTCGCCGCCCTCGGTCTGCCGCCAGCCCATCACGGTTATTTGGGCGGTCGCCGATTTCCCAAGCCGGGTGTTGGCCTCCCAGGTCGCACGCTCGAGCGCGCTGTTGGTGCTGCCGTCTGCCTCGGCCACGATCAGCATCGGGCGGTAGCGATTGATGCCGCTGTCAGTGATGCGGCCCTCGACGTGGGATTCTGTCTCGCCGTCCGAGTCCTCGCTGTATGGCGCTTGGCCTTTTACAAGGTACTCGCTGAACCGTTGCGAGTGGTCTATCGATCCGCTCGCTGTCTTGATGTTGACGCCTTGCTCGAGCGACACCGATGCCCTGCGCGTGCCGGTTCGCGTCAGCAGAAGCCCGCCAGCACCATCCGGCATGACGAGGAGTTTGCGCTGCTGGGCGTGACGCTCGATTGCCTCAAAGGCCGTCTCGCCCTGCTGCAGCTTCACCAACGGGAACGGCTCGCCCACATCAACATCGGCCCTGGCCTTGATACCAAAGGGCGCACACAGGATCTGCGCCAGCTTCAAAAGGGTGATGTTCTTCCACTCGTCCGGCTTGTGGATGGCCGCGCAGTCGATCAGGTCCGAGGTTTTGTCGCGGCCCTGAATATTGATGCTGTGATCTGTCGCACCGTACGACGGCTTGAAGATATCGACGTATCCGCTGAGCATGGTCTTGCCACCCAGGCGAACTTCGCACTCGTCACCTGGCAGGATCGGCCATGGTTCGATTTGAGCGGCGGCACCATCCTGGCCCTCCCACCGCTCGGTCAGTTCGACGGTAAATGCGCCCGAGGCCGCATCCATGGCCCGGGTGACGCCGATAGAGGTCCAGCCCGAATAGTTATCGCCGTTGACCAGCAGTTCGAGATCATCCATCCGCCAGCACCTCTAACGGATCACCGCCAGGCAGGAACCCAGGGTGCCGTGGCTTGTTGCGCAGCGCGATCTCGTCCGCCCGGCTGGCGTCGCCGTACACCTGATAAGCGACCAGCAGCGACGGCAAGGTCACCCGAGGCGTGTAGCTGATCAATTGCGGTAGGCTCTGCGACGCCGGCGGGATGCCACGCACGACCTCAGTGTGCAGACCGCCCAGCGCCACATAAACGTTGTCGCTGGCAGTCCGCTCGGATTCCTGATCAATCAGGTCAGTGATCTCGGTTCGGGTCTTGGTTGCGTCTTGAATGCTGTCGAAATCGGTTACGACCGCTTCCTTGGACATTTCGCCGATCACCACTTGGCGAACAAGATCGTTGAGCGCGTCATGGTTGGCGGCCTGCTGCTGACGGCTTGGCGTCTGCGTCAGGCCGGTGTACGGCGCCTGGGTCGTGCCCACCAGCTTGCTCAGCACGCGATAGGAGTTCGCACCCGTTGCACTCGACCCGGGCCCTGACAGAGCACTGCTGCTCGGCAGGAAGTCGGCGAACGACCCGAACGCCGAGCGGATGCTGGTCACCACACCTATCAGGCGCTGGGCCAGCTTGACGGGTGTCAGCACCAAGTCATAGGCATCGGTCGCCAGGGATCGAACGGACAAATAGAACTCGCTCGCGGCATCGATCTCGCCGGCCATATTGAAGCCGGGCGATTCCATGAACTCGGCGATCCCCTTGAGCTGAGCGGCGGCGGCATCACGAACGAACGCCGGAAACCCGGTTGTTACGAACCGGTCGACAAACCCTGTCTCGGCCTCGACGGTAAGCGTGTTGCTCGCCTTGCTGATGGCGTTGACGCTGTCCACCGTGGCGCTCGGGTATGACGCCTCGCCGGCCTCAAGGAACGTCATCGATATGCGACACATGCCACCGTCTGCGGCGCTCTCACGGACGGTCAGGCCGCGACATACGACCGTCAGCTCGCCCCGGTACGGATGAACCAGCACGCCAGCACCGGCAGTCTCACAGGCATCGACGAGTGCGTCTCGCTCCCCGAAGTATTCTTTTCCGAGGATCAGTCCGTCGACCGTGAACTCGCGAGCCTTGCGGCCCAGGTCCTCGGTCTGGGGCACGTCGCGCTGCGCATGCTCATGCACCGCCTGGCGACGACCGTGCGAGCTGTCTGCGCTGTCCACCTTGAAGGGTACGCCCCGGAACGAAGCGGGGCGCAGCTCATCTTTCCAAGCCATGCGATGTTCCTTTTATTGTGCTGGGGCGCCCATAGAGTAACCCAGGTTCGTGTCGAACTTGGCGCCTGGCGTGCCGGTGGTGGATACGCGGGTGCCCTGCGGTGCGTTTTTCATGTCCACGGTCACAAGAACTTTTTGCTCTGGCGCCATAGCTGCCTGGGCGGCCTGCTGGCCGATGGCGGCAGCTCGCTCCCCGATAGGCGTGGCGGCTCCCATGGTGGCCGCCTGTTGGCCGATTGCCGATGCTGGCTGCCCCGTCGTGCTGGAAGTCACCGATACGGATCCATCAATGCCGAGCAGATCCTTGGCCCAGTCAGGCATCGCCCCAGTGATGGCGGCCACAGCAGACAAGACTTTTTCTTTCAGAATCGCTGCGAGATCCCATCCGGTCAGGTACTTGATCAGCCCGCCGAACGCTTCAATCATCAGGGTGACAGGGTTGTATTCCAGCCAGATTTTTAGGATGCCGTTGATGATGCCGTCCTCGAACGCAGCTTTCACAGATGCCCACTTCTCTGCAAAGAACTCGCCGATCTTGTCCCAATTTTTATAGATCACATAGGCCATTCCGGCTATGGCTGCGATAGCCAATAAGAACCAACCGACCGGAGTTGTTAGCAGGGCGACGCCGAAATTTATTATTGCTCCTGTAAGTATTACAAGAGAGCCAATAAGAGGGCCCAAAATTACTGCAGCTATTGCAGCAAGAACCACCTTTGCCCCGCCGAACTTATCTGAAAGCTTTTTTATTTTCTCTGCTACAGGCTCCATCGCGTCGCGAAGATCAGTGAGAAAGTCTTTAACCTTTTTGATATTTTCAGGAAGATTTTCGACAAAAGACTTTGCAAAAGCTTCTATCTCAGGTCGGTACTTGATGACTGTTTCAGTCAGCTTATTTGCCAGCGCAGTTAGTTGCGGCATAAGGTATTTCGACAGAGTGTTTTTAACCCCCTCCATCGAATATTTCATATCGGTCATAGCGTCGCCGAACGCCTCGCCGCCTCGGGCTGAGTCTTCTGACAGGACTATTCCCAGCTCGCGTGCTCTGTCCGCCATTTGCTGCATACCATCTGAACCGGTAAGCAGATACGTGAGCATTTCAGGGCCGGCTTTCTGTCCGAAAAGCTTAGCCGCGGCGGCAGCACGAAGCGCTGGCGATTGTATTTTTTTTAGCTTGTCGGCTATTTCCGGAAGTATCTGCTCGGTTGTTCTGGCTTGACCACTCACATCTTTAAGGCGAATTCCAAATCCTTTCAAAACGGCCAGTGCTTGGCCTTTTCCACCAAGAGCGAGGCCTATGTTGTTGTTGAGTTTAAGCATGGCGGTCGAAAAGTTTTCACTCCCGACCCCTGCCATTTCTGCCCCATATTTCCATTCTTGAAAGCGCTCAACACCGACACCGACACGGTCTGCTGTTTTCGCTACAGCATCCCCAGCCTCGGCAAAACTTGAAACCATAGCAAAGGATGACGCGAGCGCCAGGCCGGATAACGCCACAAAGCCAGCACCCAGCACCGCCACGTTTTTGGCTACACCGCCAACCGCAGTGCCCACTTTCCCAATGGATCCGGCAAGGCGGGTTATTCCAGCTCTTTCGCCAAAGGCAGCAAGTCTTACCCTAACAGCAGCAATGCGCGTACCTAGGGCTTGCACCTTGCCAGCAACGCCGCGCAACGGGCCAGACACTCGGTCTATTGCCCGTAGCACGATGTCTAAGGGGAAGTTTGCTGCCATTTGTTCCACTCCTCAACCCGCTCTAGCCAGAACTCAAGGTCGTCTAAATCAAACTCCCAAACCTCAGAGGGTTGGACGTGCATAACCTTCGTGATGACGGTTATTGCGCTTGCCCAGTCCCGAGGTGCTTGAACAAAAAACTGTTCGCTTCCTGCAGGATTTCGGACTGGTCGTCCTCGTCGAACTCCTCGAGAGTGCTGACCGGGTAGCCGATCATCTTGGATCCCAGGTTGATCAGGGTATCGAAGTCGAAGTCGATAGATACGCCACCACTGCCATCGGCACCGGCACGGACTGAGCAGCCCCGTAGGTACTTGAGCTTGCGCTTGATGGTGACCTCAGTTATCTCCTCGGAACCGATGTGCACGGCTTCCTTTAGTTGCAATACGCGTTCTTTTGCAGACATTAGCGGATTTCCTCTGCGCTCATACCTTCGAAGCGGACGGCGATATTGCCTTCCTCGGTGTTGCCCGTACCCTCGCCAGCCTGCCAAGCCTGTCGCAGCACGATGACCTTGTCGTTCCCCAACTCCAGCGTGATGGTGGCGTCGTCGACCATCATCAGCGCCTCAAGGCTAAGTTCGCTGGTGTCGGTGATCTCGCCCTCGATGAACGGCGTCTGCACGGCTTCCTTGTAGCCATGCACTCGGTCAGCACCGAGGATCGCATCACGCTTGGGCATGCCCAAGTTGTAGGTGAAGTTCCCTTTAGCCTTGTACAGGTCGCCGTTGATCTTGAGAGCGATCAAGCCTGCTACGCGATTTTTTGCCATGTCTATTTCTCCAGGTGGTACAGCCCCGTCTCTTAGAGACGGAACTGGATTTTGTTGGCGACGATGCGCAGGGCGTTTACGAGATCCGGAGGTAGCAGCATGTCTAACCGGTTCGGATCGCTGACGTTTCGCTCACTGATCAGGCTCGCTTTGAACGCGTCGATGTTCTCGACGAGCGCCAGCTCTTCCCACTCTCGAGCCTTTACCACTGCCTCGGCCTTCATCACTTTCGGGGTGACCACGGCCTGGCCCTCACCGTAACGCGTTCCATCGTTCGCCAGCTTGTGGCGAGGATACTTGCGTTTCACATAGTCACGCCAGTCATGGCGGATATACATGAGGGTGAACAGCGTCTCGACGTCGAGATAGCTGGCGTCGCTGGCGCCGTTCGCGCTGGTTCTGTACGTGGTGATCATGCGCTCGGTGCGCATGATGCCACCTGCGTCCACGTAGGTCGTCGCGATTCCGTCGAAAAGCAGCAGGTTTCGTTCCGCGTTGGTGAGGCGGTCACCCTCGGCGGCCGGCAGGCACCACTTGTATTCGAGAGTTTGCAACGGGCGAGCAGGGTCAATCGCCAAGTAGTAAGCGGCAATCGCCATCGACTCAGCGGCCTTTTCATAAGCCGGCATCGGCTCAGCGGTCGCCATGACGATATCGAGGTGAGGGCTGTTGCGGCTATCGCCCAATACACTTAGCTGGCCCTGGGTTCCATCGAATGCGGCGAAGGCATGCGCCTCGATCTCGCGATCCCACTGGAATCGGGAGGACAGTTCGCCCTCCAGCACCACAAGGTTCGCGGTGTCCGTGTACGGCATCGCCCAGGTCTGCAACCAAGCATCGCCGATAGCTGCCATAGCATCAGAGATGTCAGGGTTTGCCACACCACCGGACATTTCGGTCACGACAACAGTGATGCCCGGGGCAGTTTCCTCGCCAGTGTAATAGTTCAGGCGAATATCGATCCCGTTGCCGGCCTCGCCTTTGTTACGGGCAGTGATGGTTACCGTAGAGGTCAACACGGTCGCAGTGACCGGCAGATCCATGTCAGGATTAGTCGGAACTGCGTTGATGGCAGCGGCCACGGAAGCGGCCACGGTTGCAGGCGTAGCACCAGACGCCACGCCAACACGCACACGGCGACCGGCGATCAGCAGGTTAATCGCGCCAGCGGCGGTAGCAGCACCACCGAACACAATGGTCCCGGTAGCAGCGGCGGCAGCGGCGTCGTCCTCGAGCGCCATGACCTGCAGCTCGGTGTACGAGTCCTGGGTCAAGGCCGCGCGGATCATGCCGGCCAGCATCGAGCCACGGCCGAACAGGGTGTCGCCCTGCGTTGGGCTGGTGACGCGGATCAGGGTCAGCGGCTCAGCGGTGCCGGTTGCCAGCATCTGGCCCAGCGCCAGACGGCGGAACTGTATCGCCTGCGGACCGGTGATCGCCTGACTGTTGTCGACTTCACTGTACACGCCTGGCTGCCTGAGCGTGCCAGGCCCAGGAATGGTATCGAACGAAATAGCCATTATTTGGCACCTCCCTTGGGTGCGGATTTCTCTGCCTGTGGCTGGGCCGAGATTGGGATAGGGTCAAGCTGAACTACATCGCCGACATTAAGGCGGCGGCGCCAATACGAATTCATTTCGACGTATTCACCTTCCTTAAGCAGATACCGAAGATCTCCATCGGGGTGGCGTACAAGGCGACCCTCGCCCGGTGCTAATTTTCGAATGTCAGTCATTGGTCTAGCTCCTCTATGTGAGTTTGTGCACGGTCGAGCGGGTCTTCCTGCTCGTTGTTGAGACTGTAATCGATGTGAACAGATGTCATGTCAGGAAGCGTTGCGTTGTAGCCACCGTCCGGTGCATCGGCGCCGTCTGGCGCATTGCGGTAGTACGTCGCCTGGAACGTCAGGGCGACCGCACCAATCGCGCGCTCGACCTTGTCGTCGATGATGGTCATGTCGGTTCCGGTGTACACGCAGTCATCGGCGGTCCCGGCGATTGTATCATCGCGCCCCAGGATTCGCTCGACCGTCTCGGCCATGCCGTCGAGAAGATCATCGACACCGTCTGTCGCGTCCGTAACGATCTCGATAATGACGTCGACCGTGCATTTGTATTCACGGGGCGCGACGTTGAAAATCTCGGCCTTCTCGTTGCGCGTGTAGATGATGAGCGCCGGCAGTTGCGAGCGTTCGGATCGGATGTTCGGCCTGGCGGACAGTGGTCGCATGCGGTTCGTGAACACGCGCTCGACCCAATCGCCCTGATTGACCAGCATCAGCGCCGCGGCCTCGCGGATTAACTTGCGTGGGTGCGTCATGACATGCGCCCCAGTGGGACGGTCACGGTTCCATGGCCGTCGAAAATTGGTGCGTCAGCACGGTACGTCACACCACGAATGAGCAACTCGTCGTCGACGTCCGGCATCTGCTGGAGCTGTGAAACCCTAAAGCTGATCTGCGGTTGATTGCTCATGATCTTGAGCTGGGTCCCAGGGTCCACGACAACGGACTGAGCCTCGAAGATGCCGTCGACAGCGTAAGGCTCGGTGATGCCGACGAGGTGGGTAATGATCACCGAGGAAGGGCCATCGCCGAAAACGTCGATACAGGACTGCATCGCACGGTCGACGATCTGTTCCCACTCTGTCTGTGGTACTGGCATGGTTTTCCCCTTGGTGGAAAAAGGCGGCCCCGAAAGACCGCCCTTTGTGTTGCCCCGCCCGAGTTACTTCTTGGCGGCTTCTTGCAGTTTCTGGATCTCGACCAGTGCAGCCGACAGGCTTTCCTCTGCCCTCTGCTGGTCCGCTTTGGCGGTATCCCGCTCGCCCTCGGCGGTTGCCAGGGCAGTGGTCAGGCGATCAATCTCGGCCTGCATGCGGGCCAGCTCGGACGAACCAGCAGCAGCCGGAGCCGTTACTACGTCGGCCAGGTGGTCGCCATCTTCCAAGAACTTGACCACGTCCTTCGGCAGCTTGGCGTGCGGGTTACCAGACGGGCGCAAGTCGTAAGACTTGCCCCCGATCTTGGCGATCACCCGGCTTTTTACGTTGATGTCAGCCATGGTTCACCTCTTACAGCGGGGCCAAGACGGTGGCAGCAAAGCCAGCGTTTGGACGGTATGGTGCGAGCACCGGGGCGGATTGCAGCAGCAGATTCCGCACGCTTGGGTCCGGCACAACCCAGGACTTCGAGAAGTACTCACGAGCCTGGAAGCCGGCTTCCTCGTCCTTGATCGCGCCGAAGTGACGAACACCCATGATGTCGCCAATGCCCAGCACGGTGCCGCGAGGCAGCATCGGCGTTTCGACGCTGGCGCCGTCCGCCAGGTACCAGTCAGCATAGACCCAGTAGTCGAAGGTGCCGTCGTTGCCCTTGTACTGGACGTGATCAGGGATCGAGCCCAGTTCGATTTCGCCGGACTTCACACGCAGCAGATCGAGCTTTTTGTTCAGCAGTGCGCCGGAACGGAACACACCCCAGGCGGCCGGATCCATGACGATGTTTCGGATCGAGCTACCGGACTTCTGCAGGACGTCCAGCGACCACTCTTCAAGGTCGGCAATCGGATCGACGCCGGCCTCGCCCCAGTAGGTACCGGAACCCAGGGCGATGGTGAGGTCCGAGCTGCGACCGAAGTTCAGCACGATGGCTTTTTCGGCGCCGTCCGGAAACATCATGTTCATGCTGAGGGTGCCGGTGCGCAGGATCTGCGAGGCCCACACTTCCATGCGGCGGGTCAGCATTTCCACCTGATCAGCCAGGTCGCGACGGATCGCCAGCTCGGCACGCTGGGCGTTAGTCATGGTGCTACCCAAGCCAATGGTGTCGCCGATGGTGCGCTTGAACGGACGGGTTGCATCGTGAACACGCAGGTCCTTGATGTACGCCGGTTTGAGCGACTTCGTTTCGTAGCCGCGAGACTCGACCAGTTTACCCGGCACCAGCGGGTGAACGATCGGGGCGAGTCGACGCTTGGTGCCGTCGGTTTCGACATCGAAAAAGACGGTGTCTTCTTCGGCCAAAACAATCTGGCTGAAAAAGGTGTTCAGCAGGAACGCCGGGGATCGCTTGAGCGAATTCACCACGCCGTTCAGGTAGCCGAGGCTGTAGATATCCATGTTTCGTTTTCCCCCAGGTTAGGCCGGAATGGCGTCGTGCAGGTAGATGGAACGGGCGTGCAACAGCTCCCGCACGCTTGCAACGGTGTGGCCGGTGCCGAAAGTCACCTTGCGGCTGTTGAAGTCGCCAGCCACGTACTCGAACGACACGACATCGCCATCGGTGGCGTTGACGTCCTCGCCGAGAATGCCGACCGGGTTCTGCGAACCATCCGACGCAGCCGACAGGCTGAGGATGAACTTGCCAGTCGCAGTGACCTTGCCCAGCAGTGCGCCCCGCAACAGGTTCTGACCGCTGGCGATGGTTACGCCGAGCGTGCGGATCGGGTGGTCGCCACCGACCAGCAGGTCGTCGGAAGTACTGCCCTCGTTGGTAAAGCCCGGTTTGAAGTCGTAAGCCATGATGCAGCCCCCTTACTTGATGCCGAATTGCGCGGCGAGTTGAGTGGAACGAGCGATAGCCGCCTCGACGGTGTCCTCGCCAGCTTCGGTGTCAGCACCAACGGCCGGATTCTTGACGCCTGCCATCGCAGCAGCCAGCGGGTCGACCTTGGCCGGTGCCGGTGCAGC